AACGGCCGAGCATGTACTGATGGAGCCTACAGTGGAAGACCCAGGCACCCTTGGTGACAGGATTGCCAATGAGAATTTGAGAAAGGCGCTTGAGGCGAAGAAAGAGGCGTTGAAGTCTATGTTTGCCGAAATCCCTACTGACGTTTTAGAGAGCAACTTGGATATAGCGCGCACGGCTATAGAGAACGGCGAAGATACTGACGGGAGCATGCGTCTCTCATACATCGCCCTTGAGGAAGAGATACAGCGCCGTCGCGATTCGGGTGTAGAGGAGACTATTGCCCCGGCTACCGAGGAGTCTGCCCCTATTGAGATAGACGCAGATGGTAACGTCATTGAGGGAGAGGAATCAGCTCCCATTGAGATAAACGAGCGTGGGGAGGTAGTAGAACCTGGGCAGCCAGCAGAAACCCCTACGCCTGAGGAGGAGATCAAGCCTGCCGCAGTAAACGGGGCAGATGCCGAGCGAGACAGGAAGATAGACGAGCTTCTCGATTTCATGGGATATCAAGGTAAGGAGAGGGAGGACGCCCGCGACAGTTACCTTGCAAGTCCCGAGGCATTAGAGGAGGACTACAACGACTATCTTGCCGAAGTGCAGAAAGAAGTTCCCAAGAAGGAAGAACCTGTGGAAGAAAAGGCCCCTGCTCCGGAAGAAGAACCCCCTGTAGACAATAGTCCACAGGAGCAGAAAGTCGTGGACAACCTCGACGAACCGATGCCATTGCTTGATGATGGCGAGCCAAATGTAGACCTCGCAACACCAAGGCGCACAAGGAAATACCTTTATGAAGAGAGTGGCCTTGAGGCACAGGACGCAACCGACAAGATAGACTACGAGATAAAGAAAGCCAAGGAGAACGCCAAGAAGACCGAGAAAGGCGCACCGAAGATGGGAGACAAAGGCATAGACGGCAATATCGGCAAGTTCAAGAAGGCGCAACAGGAGTGGAACGACAAGAAGGCGGCGGCAGATGCCAAGCTCGAGTATTGGAACGAGGTGAAGCGTCAGCAGGGACTTTACGACCTAATTGATGAGATAGGCGAGACAAAGAACCCCAAGCCTATGGCAGACCTTGTCGTCAAGTTGAAGAGCCGTTTCAGGAACGACAGGGAGATACTCAACGCCCTCAACACCAGCAGTGTTGAACCAAGAACGGTATACGAGGCCTGCATGCTCTATCTTAGTAGTGGAGTACGCTTCATCTGGGACAGCGATGGTGCAAGGAAAGGCCTAAAGCAAGAACTTGGCTATGGAGAAGGTGAGCGCAAGAAGATGATAGGGCTGCTGTCTAAAGACGGCACCACCGTGCAGAAGGCTGTGCATGACATCATAGACCAGTACGGTGCAGATCTCGGCTTAGACTTGAGCGAAAGCCAGGCGGTATACGACACCTTGCTAGAGGCATTAGGCAGCATCTCCACTAAGGGCGATATCTATGCGTTCATCAACGAGCGCAGGCTCCATGCTGTAGAGGACATATTGCGCAAGAGGTTAGGCAACGGCGACGTGCAGAGCCGCGAGGAAGCCGAGGCTGACGCCCGAGCCAACGAAGAGTTCGAGACTTTGAAAGAGGAGTACAAGGATGAATTGCCAGAGAATCCCACGGAAGACGATGTGCTGAACCTTATGGAGCAGAAGCGTCAGGAGAGCGAGGACGTTAATGTTGAGGGAGAGCGACAGGCAGAAGACACGTTGCCCGACGAGACAGGCGTTAATGAAGACTTCTTCGAGAGTGGCGGCGAGGACGAGTATGTGCCCTTCCGTGACGGCGAGGGCGATGCTGGAGTGGCAGAGCCTGAAGATGGCAATGCCCCTACCTTTTACTCCAATGCTGCCCGAGCAGTAGAGGGTATCAAGCAGAATAAGGCTACTGCTGAGCAGTGGCTTGCGATGATAAAGAAGAACGGCGGCTTAAAGGCTGGCGAAGACAAATGGATGGGTTTGAGCCAATGGCTTGAGGACAACAAGGGTAAGTCTTTGACCAAGGAAGAAGTTCAGCAGTTCATTGCCGATAACGGCATTGAGATGGAAGAGACCACCTATAGCGAGGCACCTCAATCGTTTGACTCATTAAAACGTGAGTATGACCAATGGCTGCATGATGAAGGGTTCGACTACGCACAGGAGCAGCTGCGTGGGCGTTTCGGTGACGAAGCCGACATTGCCTTTGATGACCTGGGTGGAGAGTTGGTGATTGCAAACGAGGAAGCGGCTGCCGCCTTGCTTGGGAGTGACGACATAATCAATCAGACTCGCCTTGACTACACCACCGAGGGATTGGAGAACAAGCGCGAGATAGCGTTTGTGGTGCCTGGCGTGGAGCCGTACCAGGAGAACGACGCGGTGCACTTCGGTCCCGAGAACGAGGGTCGTGCGGTGATGTGGGTGCGTTTTGGCGAGACGACTGACAAGGACGGCAACCGCGTGCTGGTGATTGACGAGATACAGAGCAATAGGCATCAAGATGCGAGAGAGAAGGGGTATAAGGAAAATCCCTTTGACAATCAATACAGACTTGCGAAAGAAAGATTTGAGCAATATATTAAATTTTTAGACGAAAAATATGGAGGCAAGGCAACCCCAGAAGATTTAAATCCAGAAGAAAGAGCAAAAGTTTTAGAACTAAGCAGAGAAAAAGGTCGATTAAATAATGCACGCATAGCGCAGAATGAAGAGAATTGGAGAAATAAAAAAGTTCCCTCTGCTCCCTTCGAGAAGAACTGGCACGAGGTGGCTATGAAGCGCATGCTTCGTCTTGCCGCGGAGGAAGGCTTCGACAAGGTGGCATGGACTACAGGCGAGCAGCAGGCCGAGCGTTACGGCATCGGCGGCGTGGTGGAAAGCATCACCAAGGGCAAAACCCGCGGCGAGAACACGCTGGTGTCGGTACAGTACAAGAACGGCAAGCATGACAGCTGGGTGGTCGCCACCGACGGCAAAGTGGTGGACGGCGGTATCACCACAGGCGAGAACCTGTCAGACCTTATCGGCAAAGAACTGTCGGAGAAAGTGATTTCGCTGGACGAGAACGGCTCTATTGAGGGTGACGGTTTGCGCATCGGTGGCGAGGGCATGAAAGGCTTCTACGACCAGATGCTGCCGAGGTTTATGGACAAGTACGGCAAACGTTGGGGTGTTAAGACTGGCACTGTAGAGCTACCTAACGTAGAAGAAGCAGGAAGAACCATGCACTCGGTAGACGTTACTCCCGAGATGAAGGAGAGCGTAATGCAGGGTCAGCCGTTGTTCCGTCAGAAAGAGCCTATGGGCGAGCGTGGTGTAAAGAAGGTCACAGTGGTTAGCGAGCCTGAATACCGTGAAGGCACGGACTACTTCGGCAGGCCTATGACGCACAGGGTAAGACCTGGTCAATACAAGGTAGAAGGTTACGACGACATTTTCAACAGCGTTGAGGAAGTCGCAGACTTCATGCGAAAGAAAAATCCAGACTATTGTGTATACATTGATGAGGACGGCAACATCGGTTACGAGACATGGAGTAATATTCTTCCCGAGGGGATGAAGCCCAACACTTACGCAAAGATATTAGCGTCAAACGGTGGTAAGCTGAGCTCTGCCATGAGGAAGCGAATTGAGCGTTATACACAACGCGAGATGCAACAGGCAAGGGTTCGCGCCGAGGAAATCACCAAAGAGTTAGGTCTTGATGTGGAGTTCCACGATGATCCAAGCGAGTTCACTGGTCGCAAAGCAAAGGCAAAAGGGTGGTATGACCCAAAGACTGGTAAGATTCACATTGTGATGGGCAACCACAGCGGCGTGAGCGACGTGATGGCCACCATGCTTCATGAGGGCGTAGCACATCACGGCTTGCGTAAACTCTTTGGAGAAGACTTCGACACATTCCTCGACAACGTTCACAACAATGTAAGTGAAGATATTCGCACAGATATAAACGACAGGATAGAGAAGATGCGTACTGCCGACGAGAAGAACAACGTGACACGCAGCGACGATTACTACCGTCGTGCCGCCACCGAGGAATATCTTGCCGACCTTGCAGAAGATGGGCTCTATAATGGTGAGAAGAACACAGGATATGCCTCAAGGGCTTGGCAGTGGATAAAAGAGAACTTCATCAACATGCTTCGTAAAGCAGGCATCAACATTGAGTTGAGTGATGATGAACTGCGCTATATCCTGTGGAGTTCTCATAAGAATTTGCGTCGTGGTGCCGAGGCAATGGCCGAGGACGCAGTAATGCGTGAAAAGGCAGGCATCAAGGATTATGTAGAGGACGGCGAGCCTGTGAGGACTGTTGCAGAAAACAATGTGCGGTATGGTGACGAGGAAGCTATGCGCAAGCAGCAGGAATCCAAGAATTTCAAGGATTGGTTCGGTGATTGGGAGAACGACCCAGAGCATTCAAGCAAGGTGGTTGACAAGGATGGTAGACCGTTGATTATGTCGCACAACACCAGCAACGAGTTCTACACCTTTGACCGAGAGAGAATAGGCACAGGGCAAGGACAAGCATATCTTGGCGTAGGATTCAATTTCTCACGCACAGGAAATGGCGTATACGGCAACAACGAGATGAAAGTCTATCTTGATGCCCGCAATCCACTTGAGAGCGACGGGCATAAACTGACGCGCCGTGATGTAGAGAGCGTTCTTCGCCAATTAGACGAAGGACAATCAGACACCATTGCCGCAGAGTTCGCAGGCGAGTATGCCCCTTATGGCTCTGCCGAATACAACAGGGCCTTGAGGAAAGCAGTGCAGAATCTTATGGATAATGATGACTTGGGCATAGTAGGTTCAATAAGTGTTGTCGCTGGCACGGCAAGAGCCAATGATATCATTGATGCTTTCAAGAAATTAGGTTTTGACTCAACCATTGAGAAAGACAATGACGGCAGAATTATGAATGCGGTGGTTTTCGACACCACCCAAATCAAGTCAGCCACCGACAACAACGGCGACTTCTCACGGGAGAATCCTGATATTCGTTTCCGTGACGGTGAGGAAGAAGCTACTCCTGCCAATGACTTGGCGGCGCGTTTGCGTGAGAGGATGCGTGAGCGCATGGAGCGTGCGAGGGCGGCGGCTGGCGGTGCGGAGCCTCCTGTAGAACCCCCTACTCCACCGGCACCTGCCACTCCAGAGCCTGCGCCCGAACTACCACCGACAGGTTATGACCGCCCAATGACTCCTATAGAGATGGCACAGGAGGCGGCGATAAAGGCAGTCGCTGACACCAAGGCCAACCTTGAGCAGCGCAACACGGCGAGACGTGAGCTTGACGCCTCGTTGAAGAATCTCCACAAGGCAATGCGTTTGCAGAAGGAATACGACAGGGCTACAGTAGAGAACGTGGTCACACTTGCAAAGATGATGGTCAAGAGTGGATTGATAGACCGCAGATACATCAGCAACCTCACCCCATTGTTCACTAAGTTGAAGGATGCGACAGGGAAGGAAGACCTCACGTCGACCGTCAACGGCATCATGGACGTGATGCTCAAGAGCCAGGAGCGCAGCATACGTAACGAGCTCGCCAAGTTGATGAAAGTCACAGGGACAAAGGTCGATGAAAACGGCGTTGTGAAGCAGGCGGGTCTTGATATTAGGGGTCAGCATACCATGCAAGAATTGTCTGAATATATGAACAAGGGCAGTAAGATTATCGACAAACGCATTGAGAGGCTTGAGGAGATGAGGAGTCGTATCCCTGAAGATTCCACCGACAGGCTGAATGAGATTGACGATAAAATACTTGGGTGTCAGCTTGCAAAGCAATATTCGGAGATAGAAGAGACCCATGGTGTGAACATTAGCGAGGCAGAGGGCGACCTTGATTTTTTAAAGGAGAGGTATAAGTCTGGTGAAATGGGTATAAAAGAATATACCGAGCAGAAGCACGCCCTTGAGAATCTCATTCGTAGCTACCGAATGTCGCAGGTTGATGCCTTATGGAACCAAATTAAAGCGATTCATTGGGTTATCACAGACAGCAAGGAAGATTCAAGGAATTGGATAGAGCAGCAGAAAGAACACAAGGGAGAGATTCTTCATGATGCGTATAGTGATATGCAGGGTGTTCCATCTTACACACAGGGAGACAACACCAAAATGCAGGAGATTGCGAATAGCGCCCTGCCTAAGTTCTTCTCGTCTTCGTTGTTTACTCTACAGACAATGCTCAAGAGCCTCGGCAACAAGCATGCTCTGGGCGAAGGATACAGCTACAACCGCTTCTTCCGCGGCTGGATGGAGAACCGTGATGCGGAGATAACGGAGTATCGTGACGACATGAAAACTCTAAACGCAAAGGCTAGGGAGTTGACAGGGCACAGCTACTTCGGCATCTACAACATGATACAGAAACTTCCTAAAATGACCGTTGACTATTACGATGGTGGAGAGATGCGCCCACATGACTTAGACCAGGGACAACTTGGTTACGCCTATATGGTCAATAAGATGGAAGACGGCGCGGCAGCGTTGCGTAATATGGGAATCACAGAGGAGAAGATGCAGGAGATAGCGAATTTCCTTGACCCGAACCTCAAGAGGTTCTATGATTGGTTGCAAGACGATTTCCTTGCAGGCAAGTGGGACGGCATGAATGAAGTTCACAAAAGGCTGTTCGGCGCTGATATGGACCGTGTAGAGAACTACATACCATTAATACGAGACAGGGAAGCTGGCATTCAAAAGGTAGACATCTCACAAGAGGGCGAGACACCGTTGCAGTCAACTGTTGTAGGAAGCGTCATTCAGCGCGTTCACAGCAATCTTGGAGTCGACCTTAAGCACAGTAATGCTATTGATGTAGTGGCAAATCACTTGTTAGAGGCGACCCATTGGAAACATTTCTCTGAGTGGAAGCGTGACTCAAACACACTGCTTAGTGACACAAAATTCCGTAACAAGGTAAAGAACAGCACTACCATTTACGGAAGTGGCAAAATCTTGTGGGAGAGACTTAATCAGGTGTTCCAGATAGCAGGCGGCGATTATAAGCCAAGCGCGAAATCGTCAAGCATAGATAAGGCTATTGTTGATATGGCGCGCACCGTCAATACGGCGAAAGTTAGTTTACGTGTGTTTACGGCGACCAAGCAGTTGCTCTCTCTGCCTGTATTCGCAACGGAGTGTAATCCCGCCATATTGATGAAGAACCTTGCGTTCCTATTGTCGCCGAACAAGACTAGTGGAGACGCAACGCAGAACAGTTTCGTCTGGTGTATAGAGAACCTTCCTCAGTTCCGTGAGCGTTGGGTGAGCCGAATAGCAGGAGAGACTCGCCTTGAGAACGGCGATTTAGGATGGGGTTACTCACGTCAGAAAGTCCTTGAGGCGGCAGCGCGCGTCGGTCTTACGCCAAATGCGTTCATTGACGCTTGCACTGTTGCCGCTGGCGCCAAGAGCATCTACGAGAAACGTTTTGCTCAGTACAAGAAAGACGGATTCAGCGAGGAGAAGGCAGACCACAAGGCAAAGATAGATGCCGAGATTGCTTTCAACGAGAGTCAGCAGTCGAGCGAGAAAGCCTTTGTGTCGCCTATACAAGTAGACCGAACAGCAGTTGCTTTAGGCCTGTCTACTTTCCGTAATGCGTCTATGGGCTATGAACGCAAGTTTGTAGATTCCATAAAAACATTCCGGCACCTCACTGACCATAAGGAAACGGTAGAGTTTATGAAGAAGCAATTGGTGCGTGAAGGCCTCACGGAGACACAGGCCAAGGATGCAGCAGAGCGCATGTATCGACGTGCATTATGGCGCAGCACCTTGAACTTTCTGATGTTTGGTTTCGGCGCACAGATGGCGTGGAACGTGGGTGGCAAGCTTCCATATCTTATCTTTGGTGACGACGACGAGGAGAAGAAGAAAATTGTGAACGAGGCTGCCGTACATGCAGGTATCGGTGGATGGGTAGAAGGTCTGCCTACAGGCGACATGCTCAGCGAGGGAATGACGAATTGGGCTATGAACCTCATGGAAAGCGGCAATCCGTTTGGGGGGAAGAGTTTCTTTGAGTTTGACCCGGACCTGCTCACGGTGACGAGTGATGCCGTAAAGGTTACTAAATATCTTGAGGGGAAGAACCCGTTAAAGGGTGCGACTGCGTTTGTAAACCTCTTGGGGCAGATTTATACCGGCGTGAATCCAGAGACATTCACGGACGCAGGAGTAGCAATCTATGATGCTTGCAATGGCGACCCCAAGGTGGGGAATGAGGCGCTGATGTGTGTACTCCGTATCATGCAGTGCCCACAGTCACAGCTTGACCAGATGTATATCGACGAGCTGAAGATGTCGGCGCGTGAGGCGCAAAAACTCACTCCCGAAGAAGTTGCTCGCCGCTATGCGTATTACAAGGCGCACAAGGACACTCCTTACATGTGGTGGATGTATAACCAGGACAAGAAAGATGAGATAGTGAAGAAGTACGAAGGTGACTTCAACAAGAAACTCAACGAGGATGTGAAAAAGGCTGGCGGCACCCCCGAGGACTATCACGACCTGATGGAAAGTTCTACCACCAACAAGGAACACGACAAGTACAAGAGCAAGGAGATAGACGCCCTTTCGGAGCAAGGCCCCGAAGCATTGATGAAGGCGTGGGAGAAGGAACGCAACAAAGGCGCTGCCGCCGACTACAAGTATATGAAGTCGTTGATGACGAGATACCAGAAAGACGTGTACGGCAAGGGCAAGACCCCCGACGATGCAGACGAAGCAGAACTCTATCAAGAGACACATGGCGAGGACATTAAAGAACAGGCTCAGAAGATAGGCCGTGACCTGGGTTTCGGTGCCCAGGACTCCTACTTCCAGCTGTCGCACTACAAGGCACAGCACACGTCGGCGAAAGACCCTGTGATGAAGGAATTCAAGGGCACTGATGCGGAATTCAAATACTCCAAAGACGGCAAGTTTTACAAGATGGAGGATTATAACTATAAAGTGCCTGTCAAAGACCCAGCGAAGCGCGCGAAAGCCTTGAAGGTCATAAAAGGCCACAAAGAAGAGCTTCGGCGCAACTATCGAAACGGTTGGCGCATGGCAAAGATTAAGGCCCTGTACAAGGACATCGAAGCCGAGTCGCTGAAGAAAGAGCGCGACTATGACAAGATGAAGGCCCATTTCGCTGAGATCATCCAGATTCTTGAAGATGAGCGCAAGGACGCTGCCGAGTGGGAGAAGAAGCACCCAGCCAAGAAATGACATATTGATTCAACTGGCGCATAGATGCGAGAGGGACTGTCCGTCACGGATGGCCCCTCTCTTTCTTTACAAACTAAAATCAAATGCTTATGAGTAAAAGAATCAGAATGTAGCCTCGTTCGGCCTGTACTTTTGTGTGAATCGGCTGCTTGACTTGAACTCGTCACCTGTTATTCCTCGTGGCAGAGGCATCGTCTGCGAGATGTAGAGACCTATGGCGCGTGCCATCAGGCGGTCGTCGTGGTATCCCTCTGCCGCTTCGAGAGTGCCCTTCTCGTTGCGCTGGTACACACGGTACTCCATAAGAGCCTCTTCCTCGCGCTCGGTGTAGAGCCGGTCGTCAATCATCGTTATCAGGTTGTCGATGATAAGCGCCTTGGTATGGACATTCGTCTGGAATCCCCACATCTTGCGGCGTGTCTTCTTTATCTTGTCGGGCGTAGACTGTCGGGCGTACATGTTCTTGTAGGTGCGTCCTATCTGCTCAAGGATAAAGGCGCTGTGGTCGCCTTCGGTGTCCATATCCTTCGTCTCATAGGTGTTGGACTCCACGACAAGCAGCGCATTGTTGTAGAAGGCGGCAATCTGCGCCATCTTCCATGCTAGCCTGTCGTGTCGGCAATGGCCGTGCCACTCTGCGACCACCACGTCGCCCTCTCCCTCGGTGCGCCACCACCTGTCAAGGACAAGGATAACGGAGTAGTCGGCACGTTCGCTCCTGCCGCCGACGTCGGTAGCGACTATGTATCGGTTGCTCGCCCGGAACGAGGTGTCGGGCATCTCCCATATTCTGAGGTTCCCCGACTTGTCGTCAACGAAGCGCAGTTTCTTCAGTGCGTTCTTGCCACTCGGTTCCTGCCCTGCCACCTCGCCGACCCATTTAGCCGGCATGCAGGATTGGCGCAGAAGCTCCACCTTGTCACGGTCGAAGACGTTCTGTCCGCTGTGAGCGAATGCCTCGTCATCATCGGAAGGGTACTCCGAAGCCATCGCGTCGTGAGAACGGTAGGTGCGCCGTTTCTCTATGTACCAATGGATAGCCTCGAGCGAGGCGCCTTTCTTCCACAGTCCGTAGAGATAGATTCCACACTCCTCACGCACCGATTTGTAGGTAGACTGCTCACGGTTCACAAAGAGGTCGTAGGCGAACTCCTCGCGCTTCTCATCGTTCTCGAACGGCATGGAGTATAGTTCAATCTCGTACCATGGGACAAATACCGGGACACGCTTGCTACGTCCGTTCTTCGCGTCGAGCCATTCATGGTGGAACAGGTTATTCTCGCCTTTCGCCGTAGACTCCATTACGTCCATAGTGAGAGGCACCTCAAGGATAGAAGAAGACACTGCCTGTATCACGTCCTCGGGCGTCTTGCCCTCGGTCTGCCGCCACAGGCCCACCTCGGAGAAATGTGCCAGGGCGATGTCGGCACCACGTACCGACTCAGGCGACTGCATGGAGCCGATTGAGATGACAGTGTCTCTCGCCTGCTGCTTGTTCTGCGTGATGGTTACCTCGGTGCGGGAGCCGCCGTAAGGGGTGAGCTGCAAGGCCGGGGAAGGCTCCCTTCCGAGCAGGGACGGTGGGTATTTCTTCAGCATGCGTGAATACATGGAGCGGATATTCATCGCGCTTGAGGACTGATGCGCCACGATGGCGCTGTTGAGACCTTCGCGGTGTACAAGCTGAATCCACGCCATATACATCTGCACAAGTGTAGAGCCGCCCCACTGTCGCGCTTTAAGGATAATCATTCGTATAGGCTTCTCGTTAAGGCGCATGTCCTCAAGTTTCTCAAGCGTCTTGCGCTGAGGCCTGTTGAGCACGAACTTCATGTCGGCGCCGAGGTTGGCGGTGCTTGCGTCCTGTTTGCGCTTGATAGTCACGAACGATGCCGCCCAGAAGCAGAAATCCTCCTTGATGCGCACCTCTATCAGTTGGCGCATGACGCGCTGTCGGTTCTCGCTGTTGTCCTCAATCTTGTTCTTCTTGAGGAACTTCTTTATCGAGCCACACTCCTCAAGAACCTTTATCAGTTTCACGTCACGGAGTTTCATGGGCAGATACCACTCGAGTTCCTTTATCTTGAACATGAAACGCTCAAGCGGCGCTCCATGTCCCGATATGGGGTCGAACGGCTCCTTGAGTACGGCGAGACGCCTCTCGTTCTCCTCAAGCATCTCTTCCACGCATTTCTTCCTTTTCTGCTTGATGAGATGCCCCATGGACTTCGACGCAGATTCTCGTTTCCTCACTTCAACGTCCTCGCGCCCCTTGGCGACAATCTCCAGCCATTGTTCTCTTGTCGGGTGTTTTCTCATCTCCTCTTTCTCTTCTTAATGGTCCTGTAGATGATGTCACGCGCCGCCGAGAGCGAGAGGAAGAAAGACGGCGCAGGGCCTTCCACCACGTCACGCACCCTGCTGTTGGAGAAATCTCCGTCGCAGAGTTCTATTATGGTGTCAATCTTCCTTATCTGCATAGTGTGCTCGTTCCCCTTGTCGCCCCACTCGCCATTGAGCCGCGCCTTGATAAAGCGCATGGCGTTCTGTGGCGTTATCCAGAAGCGTGAACACGGCGATGAGGCCGCGGAAGATATAACATCTCTCGCGAGCCGTCCTCCACCCAGCATAGCCAGGAAGACAGACGTCAGTTCCTCATTCCGTTGCGCGGCGAGTTCGCCGACAGATTCATCCATAAATTTAATCCCGCAAAATATTTTCGCAAAAATACATAATAAATTCGTTGGTTGCAAGGATTTCGGGGATAAAAATCTATAAATTTGCACAGAATAGAAAAAAATTTGTACATAGAATAGATTTGTATGGCAACAGAAGAAAAAGACAACAAGCCTTTAGAGGCCACTGAGGAGCAGCAGACTCCCGTCACGAGCAGCCGCCAGGCGTTCGTGGACCGCATAAAGACCCGCCATCCGGAGCTCGACGACAGCGATGAGGAAGGGTTCTATAGCGCCGTCAACGCCGACTACGATGAGGACGATGAAGGGCGTGAGGAACTAAAGCGCTACAAGGAAGACGATGAGCGCCTGCGTGACATTTTCCAGAATGACCCACGCATGGCTAACATCTTCTTGGGTATGGCACGTGGAGAGAACGTCTTGGAGTATCTCATTGACAACTTCGGTCAGGACTTCCTTGACGCCATTAACAATCCCGAGAACGAGGAAGCGCGCCAGCGCATCGCCGAGAAACAGAAGCAGTGGGTAGAGAAGCAGGCCGCCTCACGCGACCTCGAGCGCCAGGCCAGCGAGAACCTCGACAAGGCATTAGACGCGTTTGACGCAGTGGCCGAGGAGACTGGAGCCACCGATGAGGACAAGGAAGATGCCTTCAAGAAGTTCACCGAGTTCCAGCAGCGCGCCATCGTCAATGATATTGATGAGGACATGTGGAGGCTGTTCTTTAACGGAGTGACCCATGATGCAGATGTAGAGCAGGCAGGCATTGAGGGTGAAGTGCGTGGACGCAACGCGAAGATACGCGAGCGCCTGCGTGGCGAGAGCGAGAAGAACCCAATGGATATGGGTGGCGCGACAACGCGCAATGAGGCCCCCCGCCGTGCCAGCAGCATCTTTGACCTCGCGGCAGAAGCGAAATAAACTGATTATAAACTTTAAATTTGTGAATAGAAATGGCAGTGACAAACATTAAAGAGAGCGGCGCTGATGTAGCAAAAGTTGCAGGCGTCGACACTCAAGTACAAGGAGACCTCGATACCTCTAAGGGTTCAGCAGGTCTTGATTCTCAGGTTCCCGGCCAGCCAGCGACCGTCAGCGGTCTGGCAAGTGCCACAGGCGGAATTGGCTCAGGCAATTTCGTACAGCCCGACCTCGATGAGGAGCTTTTTAAGTTTCAATCGGACGACACCCCTCTGATGCAGTTGATGCTCAAGGCAAAGAAGGTGAAGGTTAAGTCGCCCGAGGTGAAGCACTACATGATTGACGAGCCCGCGTACTACGTTACCACTTCGACTGCTTTCACCGCAGCCGCAACCGTACAGGGCGTTCTTCCATTGGTGACCAACGACCAGCAGATTCCACGCCCCTTCACCACTCTTTTGGTTAACGGCGTAGACGGTTACGATGAGAGCGGCACCCAGACCCCTGGCAAGCCCCTCATGCTTTTCGTTGTAGACCATGACGCAAGCACCGGCAACCCCATTGTGCGTGCCATCAACGGCACCAAGGCTAACGCCAGCGACGAGTTCTGCGGCATTCCTGCTATCCCAGCAGGCACCAAGTGCACCATCCTCGGCAACGCCCTGTATGAGACCCAGAAGGAGGTTGATCCCGACCTCATCGTTCCCCAACCAAGTCTGATTTACCTTCAGAAGCGTGGTATGAACCAAGTGGTAAGCGACTACTTCGATGCTCAGAAGAAGGAGATTCCTTTCACCAAGAGCGTTATCGCAGAGGCCGCCATCGCCAACTTCAAGACCCGCGGCAACCGTACCCTTTGGGCAAGCCGTCAAGGCAAATTCAAACTCAACGTTCCCAAGATGGGATTGCAGTATGTATATTCTACCGAGGGCGTGCGTTGGCAGTTCAAGCGCGAGTTGCAGCATAGCGGCGCATGGACCGTGGAGAAGCTCATCGCACTCGCCAAGATGTTCTTCACAGGCGAGGATGTGCCCAAGACAGGTATCGTATTGGCAGGTAAGAACTTCCTCGAGGGTATCCAGTGCATCGACTACTCGAAGCACCCAGAGATTCAAATCTCTACCGCTATCAACCCTGTAGGTTGGGAGGTGACCCGAATCCATACCGTTTTCGGCAACTTCGACATCAAGCGCGAGCCCACCCTTGACCGCCTTGGCTGGAGCAATTCGGCTGGCATCTTCGGTGAGGACCGCCTCGTTCACTACACCTACTCGGCAGAACATTCGTTCAACGACCGAGTGGACGGCGAGGAAGCCACCCGCACCGGCATCCTTATTTGGGATGCTTTGGCACTCAAGGGCTCTTGCCACATCTGGGTAGACGGTGAGGAAGGCAATGAGAGCGGCAACACAGGCGCCGTCACCTTCGAGTTCTGGGACAACAGCAAAGACCCCAGCGACGCAGGCGATGTAACTGATGGCGTAGCATACTACTTCCTTGAGAACACCGTGCTTGACAGCACCAACGATGTCACCGCAGAGGCAGGCAGCATTTGGGTTGCTTCCGTAAGTGGCAGCACCGTGACATGGAAAGAGTACAACGGTCTGCTCAACGCGTAAGAGAATAGAAACGGAGATTAATTAATCTTTGTCTTTAGAATGAGAGGCGGACGGTCGCGCACCGCACCGCCTCTTGTGATAAAGGCGAAAAACAAAGACAAGATGAAGAACCAATTCAAGAAGACATACGGAGTATCGGGGCTTATAGACTGGCAGGCGCAAATCAAGGCCGGCAAGGCAAGCCTCATCGTGACATTCACAGGTGGCGGATTGACAAGTTACGGCGTGACCCCCGCCCAATACACCACCGAGAACATCCTGTTCCAGAAGATTATCGAGAACAGCAAGGAGTTCAAGAAAGGAAAGATTAAGCTGTTGCGCACCATCCCGTTGAACCCAACGGCAGACGTGAACGCCAACACCGTCACCGACCTTGCAGACGTTCGCAAGGTGGTGCCCAAAGAGAATCTTCGTGCGATAGAGGGAGTTCAGAACTGTTCTGACGCGCGCATCTGGCTCAAAGAGCACAAGAATGTGAGTGTGGTGGGCAAGAGCAAGCAGGAGATTGTAGAGATTGCAGCCGCCAACGGTGTGTCATTCCCTAACCTCATGAAGTGATGAAAATTGCTGTCGCCGACATAGTAAGACAGGTGCGCGTAATCCTCGACCAGAATCAGGAAGAGAACAGCATCATCTCCGCCGAGGACAACACCCTTGAGCTTGACGTGGTTATCCGCCAGAAGATTATCCACGCTGCGAGGTTACTCTTAGAGACCAGCGACGTGAGCGTGATAGACTGCGGAAAGTCTTCGACCCTCACGCTGGAAGAGATAGAGGGCGTCGGGTGGGGTGAGCTTTCGGCTTGGAAAGCTACCCTGCCGAGCGACTATCTGCGCCTGCTGACGCTCAAGATGAGTGACTGGAAACGGGGAGCGCATGGGACAATACCAGTGGAGAGTGCTGAATACTCGCAGTTGCAGAGCTCATCCATAGGCATCACAGGAAATCCCATACGTCCTGTCGTTGCGGAAGGCCAGCATATAGGCACAGTTAACAATGCGTTGACGGAGTGGCGCGAGCTGGAGATATACACCAGTGCTACAGGCGAATGTGACGAGTTTAGATATTGTCCCATCCCCAAACCGTATACGGAGGGAAATGTGGATTATCTTGACTTTCCCGAGAAGCTGTACCGCCACCTGCTGTACCAGGCAGGTTCGCTTGTCGCGGCGACATACAAGGACAGCGCATTGGCGCAGCTATTGATGAACATGGTCTATGAAGGAGAACCCGAAAGCAAAGACGAGCAATGAGAGTGACGATTTCAAGGAGCGAGATAGAGAAGGCGGCGATTCAGCTAAGCGAGTACATCGGCGAAAAAAGCGGGGCCTACGAGCAGGTGCGCGCAATCACCTACGACCGCCCGCTGTTGGACGGCTGGATAGCGCAGGCCATGACAGAGATTGGCGACCTTCTCGACCGCGTTACAAAGTTCGTGTATCGTGACGGCGACCACATGAGCATAGAGCTCAAGGAGACCGTCACAAGACCACAAGAGGTGGAAGCATTGATGGTGCGCTACGCCAAGTACAGCGTTGTCGCCCACTGGCTGAACCTCGTACTACCACAGGCTGCGGCGACCTATGAGGCCGACCGCCAGAGAGAATTGACAGAGTTAGTGAATTTAGCATATTATCGTAAAATGCCAAAATGAGCAGAACAAGAGTAAATTACAAATCAGACTTGCCGCCTGTAGCGGTTAAGTTTAAAATAAACGGCAGTGTGGTTGATGTCCCTAGCCATGATTTCGTTATCCGCTTCTTTGTGGACGGTGCGCCAGGCACAAGTTTTGAGTGCGCCCATAAGGGGGATGAGTATATCAACTGCGCCAAGACTGCTGACGACACCTTAACGTGCTACATCAACAATCATAAGTTTGGGTGTGGGCGTTTGTGTTGTGAGTTCATAGACCTTTCGGCAGACAGCAGATACGAAGACAAGGTTCTTAAAACCGTCACTCCCTCTGCTCTTGATGTCGTTCTTGTGGAAGGGGCAGGCGACTCCAACGTTGAGGTGCTTAATATCATTTTCGGTTATGAGATTAACGAGATTGCAGAAATAACAGCAGTAGAAAGCTCGGAGGATGGCGGCAACAATGTAATCACTATCACACAGACTAACGGCGAAGAGTTTTCTTTCAACGTAAAAAACGGCACAAAGGGTTCAACAGGCGAAATGGGGCCAGAAGGACCTCAAGGACCAACAGGGCCTCAAGGACTAACAGGGCCTCAAGGACCAAAAGGCGACAGCGGTGTCCACCTCGGCGATGTGGTTCTCGTCAACAACCTCTCAGAAGGTGGAGAGGAGTCAGCCCTAAGTGCCGAAATGGGCATTGCCATTCGTGACATTATTGAACAAATCTTCAATGCTCTGGGAGAATATTCCTTTCCAAACGGCAAACCAACCATTGATTGGACAGGTGGTTTTGTCTCAATAAATCTTAACCTTTCCGACTTTACAAGCAGCAATATGAGCGACACGACCAAAAGGGGAGACGCATACACAACAACATTAACCCCCGCTCATAGCAGCAACCTTTATGTTAATGAGGTTGTCATTATGATGGGAGATGAGGATATAACCGCCACCGCATACAATGAAAGCACTGGAGTTGTGAGTATCGCAGAAGTGACTGGCGCAATAGAGATAACCGCATCGCAGGAAACTTATGTGCAGGATGGGCTTGTGCTGCATCTTGACGGAAAGAATAGAGGTGGCACGGCTGGGCATTGGGTTTCACTTGTTGACTACAATGGGGCACCAATAGACTTCACCCTCACAGATTGCGATGAGACGCATGATGACTATGTAGCATTCAATGGGACAACCTCGAAAGGTGTTGGCAGTGTAAGTCTGCTTGATGTGTCAGCGGAAAGCGGGACAATTGAGGCAGCATATAACGGAGGTGAGTTGAACTCCAATCAGTTTGGCATTATGTACAACGCACTTGGCTCTAATAAGCGAATATGTCTTGCATCGTGGAATCAAAATAGTGATGCAAACAACAACCTAATTGTGATATGTGCAGCATCTTCTAACACCTCATACGTTCCTTCAGACATAGGCGCAAAGTTTTCTAAGGCATCTATCACAAGTGGTGGTGTTATAAGTTGTTCTAAAGGCAACTTTAAAATAAACCAACAAAGTCAACTGTCCTATGCTGACGCCTACCAAACAACTGACAGTGAATCTATGTTGTCATTGTTTTGGCGAAAACTATCATCAAGCGAAAGATTCTTCAAAGGCAACCTGCAATCATTGAGGGTATACAATCGCATCTTAACTAATGCAGAGAGAGCGCAAAATTATCGTGTTGATTCTATACGATTTAATCTTACATAATTATGTCAATCCAAACACTGTACAAAACCGACAAGGGCAATGATTTTATTGCTAAATTGAATACAAATTTTGCCGATATAGGCAATCTTGCTTTTAGTGACAATGATTGCAGAGCAAGATTCATTCAAGAGATGAACAAAAAAGCGCAATTATTGGGGATGTTTAACACGACATTCTATGACCCTGCTGGAAATCAACCAGCAACATTGTATTTACCGAACTACCAACAGCAATATCCGCAAATGTTTTTGAGTGAGAATGCCAACACCATGTCGGCAATTGATGCGCTTAAAATGTTGCTATTTGCAAGTGGGATTAGGCAAATCAATAGTGCGTGGTCATTGGCTACATACACACTTAACTATACCAATGGAGAAACTGAAAAAACTGCAACAATTACATCCTCTGTTATGGGCAAAAGTGATGCACTTGCAACAAGTTATCAAATATTGGGAGGCAAGACTGGTTCAATGCTTTTTGCCCCTCTTAATGCAAAAACACTTGTTGTGGTTGCTCGTTCAATTGCAACGGGTAAAATATTCATCTGTGCTGATTTCAGCACTTCTACTACAGCTATAAGGGACAATGTTAAAAGCATACTTGATGCCGCAGATAACAATACTGCTGCGCCACAATATTCACAAGGTGCTTATTGTGTCGGTGAATTGCCAGCCATCACACCATCGTTATATTGCAGAACTGACATCCCTCTTATATATACATTCAATAGCGAAAATGTTTCTTATCCTGCGTCTGTCACCAAGATAATGACTGCAATCTTGCTATGTGAAAGCAACCTTGACCTTGAGAAAAAAATCGCTGTCAAAGAGAGTGACCGACAGCCACCGACTGGCACAAACTTTGTCGCTGGTGACACTTTGCGCTTGCGTGAATACTTGCAATGTATGCTAATGGAGAGCAGCAACACAAGCGCACAAGTAATTGCGAGGTATGTGGGAAATATCCTGCTTAACAGAGATAACTTTTAAATTGCCCAGGGAGTGACTTGCGGATAGAATACATGAGCGACAACATAAGAACTATGGAAAGATTAACGAGATAGAGGCGCAGTAAAAAAAGAGGCGACCTCTGTCGCCTCTACCCACAATGGGGATTTAAAAGTCCCCTACTAAAATAAATCTTAATTACCACAAAAAGATTCTCCCAGATGGAAGCGTAGGGGACGTAATATCCTTAACCTTCCAAGTGGGAGATTATTGTATAATCGCATATCTTTTTGTGGTATGCAAAGGTAATAATAAAATACTATGCTTGCAATAGATTTGGTAAGATTTTGTGGTGAGATGCTGAAACGTCTTTCAGATTGTGACATATTGCTCGACGATTACAAACGAGTGGGAATGTGTGACGAGTACTGCAAACTGATTGACGAGGGACATAAAAAGGAATATGCCATTGCTGTGGTGACTGAGAAGTATAAGGTTAGTGAAAGCACTTTGAGACGAGCGTTGAAGCGGTTGTGCCGACCTGTCACGACGTGAAAGATTAATAAGAAGGAAATAATTGCGAAGTCATTTTGGAGTGGCTAACTTTGCGGTACCTTAAATCGCGATAAAAGGAATAACGAAAACAATCTTTATTAACTCTTAAATCTACTACAACAATGGCAGATACAAAAGTATTTAGCTTCCCAGACAACGGGAACAACGGCGGTCTCTTCGGCGGCAATGGTGGCTGGGGCGGCGGCATACTCGGTTTCCTGCTGGGCTTGATGTTCGGCAACGGTGGCTGGGGCGGTTTCGGCGGCTTTGGCGGCGGCAACAATGGTGCAGGATTCCTCGCCAACCAGATGAACAACGACAACGGCCGTGACCTCTTGATGCAGGCAATCACATCACAAGGCGAGCAGAGCCGCCAGGCAATCTCGACCTTGAGCACCATGCTCGGCCAAGACTTCAACTTGGTTAACTCAAGCATTCAGACCATCGGCACAGCGGTCAACAACATCGCCAACCAGCAAGGCATGAACGCATTGCAGGTTATCAACGCAATCCAGAGCGGCAACGCATCGCTCTCGAGCCAGTTGTGCCAGTGCTGCTGCAACATGCAGGCTACCGTGAACAACGGCTTCGGTGATGTGCAAAGAGCTATTGCCGACAAGGCGGCAGCAGATCAGCTCGGCACATGCCAGCAGACCTATGCTCTCACCGACACGATGAACCGCAACAACCAGAGCATCCTCGACAAGCTCGCCTCGATGGAGACAAGAGCCCTCCAGGATAAGCTCGAAGCGGCCCGTGAGAAGAACACCCAACTCAGCGGTGAGATTTCGCAGCTCAACCAGAACCAGTACATCGCCGGTGTGGTAGGTCAGTCAATGGCTCCCCTCAATGCGCAGCTCGCCGCCTTGAACAAGGAGGTTGACGACATCAAGTGCAAGCTGCCCAACACCGTGAACGTTGAATACCCCAACCTTGTGGCCGTGAACGCCACCCCCTACGTCAATGGAGGCTTCTATGGCAACAGTGGCTACAACTACTACGGCGGCAACGGCTTCGGCGGTGGTATCGTGTTTTGATTAAAGCATAGAAGGAGGATAGGATATGGCATGCTTTAACAACATCACCACCAACGCTGGCGGTATTCCCTACCTCAGCGTGGGCAACGTTACCGTAGGCACCGATGCAGTTGACCTGGCACTCGGTTTCCGCCGCATCGCTCCAGTGGGCTATATGACAATCCGTCTTGCCACTGCGATTCCCGCGGACACCACTACCACATTGCCAGTGACATTGACCCTCAACGGCACAACGAGGAATCTGACATTGTATGACGGCACCCAGGCCACCGTGGCCGACCTTATCGGCGGTGGTGTGTTCACCGTCTTCAACGACCGCTTCAACGGTGTGCTGCAAGTGGTGTCACTAACAGCAGCGTAACGGATTAATCAACTTTAAATTTAAAAACCATGTTTCAGAATCTAAGACCAGGCAATATTTTCTATATCGTTGAGAGAGACAAAGTGCCCACAGTGAAGACCGGGCAAGTGTTGAAGACAAGCAGCCCGATGCCAGTGTACGGCAGCGGCTACCAGCCGCAGTATGAGATGACGGTGCGCGCCAAAGTGGGCGACAACGAGGGTGATTTCGCCCATCTGCCAGCCAGTGGCGACACCCATGACTACGGCAACATGATAGTAGCCAGCAACCGTGAGGCATTACTCGGCGTAATCGACAATATCGAGCAGGTGGCAGACGGTGAGTTGAGCCGCACCGAGCAGAACAAAGCCACTAAGGCGGCGTGCGTGGAGATAAGGAAGAGCCTTAACCCCAGCTATGCCAAGGAGCAGGAGCGCGACGAGGCCATCAGCAACCTGAGCGGACGCCTCGACGGGATAGAGAACTCAATGGCCGAGGTACTGAAACTCTTAAACAAGAAATAACATTATGGCATACGTTTTAGAATTTCGTGACGAGCAGGAGCTTGACAACGTGATGGAGAAGATGCACAAGGCGAAGAAGGCCGTGTGCGAGGCTATGGAGGCCATGGAGCAGGCCGACGGCGGCAACACCATGAGTGAGCGCGGCATGTACCGCAACGGTATGAGTTACCGCAGAGGCGGTGGCCGTTACCGCGAGGCATACCGTGACGGCAACGACATGGAAGGCCGCGGAGAGGGACGCTACAGTTATTAATAACCCAAGGGGTGGGTGTGTCGCCTGCCCCTTTCAATTTCTTGAAATACTATGGACATGACACAATATGACAAGAAACCCGAGGCGATGATCAACTACCTGCGCTACAACGGCCCTCACTTCTCGAAGAAACTGTGCGAGTTCGCCGTGGGCAAGATGCGCAAGAAGGAAGGGCGAATCACCCCTTGGAGCAAGGCGGAGGTGGATGACATCCTCAAAAGCGCCAACGTGGAGATAGAGAATGACAACCTTCATGATGCCGTTTTCGTTGCCAACATGTGCAAGGCCGACTACTACAAGAGCAGCATCGCCGACAAGGAACATGTGGCGAGATACATCAAGGACTACCTCGACGACGAAGACGGATATGACGGCATAGCGTTCAACCGCTGGCTCGCTGACTGCGCCCGTAAAGGCGTCGCCATCCCCTGGGGCGACGTGCTATGAAGAAGCACTACATTGACATAGTGGGGAAGTGGGCTTTTGTCTTCGCCTATGACATCGGTGAGGATGATGTCGACGAGATGGGCGACTGGCTAGAAGCTCTTGGCGCAAGACGCAAGGAGATAGAGCACGCCTGTGATGTGATACTCGGGAAGAACAAAGGGTTCACTTACAGCAACCCCGACCTGCGCATGAGCCTGATGTGCGTCGGCAGAGCATCTTCCATAGACCAGTGGTTTGACAGCATGACTCACGAGGTGGACCATCTGCAATGGGAGATTATGCAGTACTACGACGTTGATCCCGGCACGGAAGAGGCGGCGTGGCTCCAGGGATACATCGTGAGGATGATAATCAAGGCGATTGCCAGATAGGCAGTCGCTTTTTTTTGTTTGTAGTTCGTTGGTTGCAGAATAAGGTTATCTGTCAATAACTAAATTTGTAGGTTAATAAAAAATCAAGCGAAATGGAAAAGACATACGACACAAACAAAGACGGACATGTCGGTTGGAAAGAGCTGGACTTCCGTGATAAAGTTGCATACACGATGGCGATTATCCTCATTGCCAGTGGTATCATCATGGCGTTCTTGTGCTTCTTCCTGACAGGTGACTACAACGTGACGGACGGAGTGCTATTCTATTGTAGCGAAGTGTTCGTGACAGGTGGCGCGCTGTTAGGTATAGCCACCTACGTCAAGGGAAAATTTGGAGAGATTAGTAGTTATATACACAATAAACTTGACCATGATGAGGACTCTTAAGACAGGATGCAATGGTGACGAGGTCAAGACCTTGCAGAAACTTCTTAACAAGGAGGGATATAATCTTGTTGTCGATTCGGACTTTGGCCAAAAGACGCACGATGCTCTTGTAGCATGGCAGAAGGCTCACGGCTTAGTTGCCGACGGCATCGTTGGCCCCAAGACATGGGCAGCGCTGATGACTGTTGCAAAAAACGCAACAGTCGTTGACCCAAGTGTGATATACATGCCCTTGAAGTCTTGCATCACAAAGACACCGAACAGGACAATCAGGTACATTGCCATCCACTACACGGCTGGTGCGAGTTCTGCCCCTGGGAGCGCCAAGACCATGAAAGCTGGCTGGGAGAAGGCGAAGCGTGCCTCTGCCGATTTCGGGGTTGATGACGGTACAATAGTTCAGTTCAATCCTGACCTGAAGGGCTACAGATGCTGGTCGGTCGGTGACAAGAAGAACCCTTACAGTGGCGGCGGTCAGCTCTACAAGATCGCTACCAACAGTAACACTCTCTCCATTGAGATTTGTTCTAACCTAAGGGCGGGCTTTGACAGGAATGTTCTCAACCACGGCGGCTGGTATTTCACCGAGGAATCACTTGCAAATGCTGTAAAGTTGACGAAAATTCTCATGAAGAAGTTCAACGTGCCCATTGAGAGAGTAGTCAGGCATTATGACATCTCTGGCAAGGTGTGCCCATCTGTATTGGGATGGAACAACGCTGCCATCTACACCAAGGACGGCAAGCGCACGGCAGAGAAGAGCAACAGTTCAGAGTGGGAGAAATTCAAGAACAGGCTTAAATAAGATAAGGTGGTCGCACTTGGTCAGCGGGTTTGAGGAATGCGACCGCCCATCTTTCAACAACACAATGATGATATGAAGAACGAAAGCGAAAATCTGCGTGGATGTACATCGGTGGGTGTATGTATGCTGCTGATTGTGGTGATATGCCTTCTTTTGGCTGTGTGCTCTTGCAAGCCGCAGCAGAAAATCGTGGAAGTGGAAAGGCTGGTGCACGACACAACAACCGTGGTGGATACTGTACACGTCAAAGGCACCGTCACTCTGCACGACTCAATCTACGTCACGGAGACGGTGACGGAATACGTCAAGGACTCCACACAAACCAACGTGGCATTCAAGTACTACACGTTCGACAGCATAGGCAACATATCGAGTCTTCTGGACTACACCTCAAACACACAGCGCGGCACAACGGCTCATACGGCCACGCAGAGCGCTTCAACCAACGTGAGCGAACAATCCGCCATGCATGAAGAGAAAGGCGCCCACAGCGAAAGCACAGGGCACACAGAGGCATTGCAGTCGAAGGAGCAGGTAAAGCCAGGACTTACAGGGTGGCAGAAGTTCGTGATGGGGATGGGATACATCTTCATAATTGTCCTGGCACTTGGCCTGATGCTCGGAGGGGCTCTGCTCTACGGCAGATGGAGAAAATTGTAATTGTTCATAAAATAAGTGTTTAATTGAATCGCAGCCGTCCCGTTCGTGATGAGCAGGGCGGTTCCTTTCACATCTTCCCTTCGAGGATGTCGAACCCCTCGTCGACATCTTTCTGGAGGACTTTTGCGTATATCTGCGTCGTCTTTATGTTGGAGTGGGCGAGCATACGGCTCACGGTCTCAATCCTTATTCCGCTGGATAGTGCGATGGTGGCGAATGTGTGGCGCCCGACATGCATGGATATATGTTTCTTTAATCCTGTGATTTTCTCAATTTTCCTCAACTCCACATTGGCGTGTGGGTTGGACAGGATGTTGAGGTTGTAGTCATATTTCTTGAGTATAGCCATCGCTTTTGGAAGAAGGCGCAGCTTGTACATCGAGCCTGTCTTTCTGCGGCGGTCTATGATGTACGGTTTGCCTTCGGTCATAAAGATGTCGTCCTTGCGAATCTTCACGAGGTCTACATATGCGAGGCCAGTATAGCAGGCGAAGAGAAAAAGGTCACGCGCCTGCACCTTGCGCCCTGTGAGTTTCACGTTCTCCACCTTCTCGAGTTCTTCCTGTGTAAGATAGCATATCTCCTTCCCCTTGCCTTTGGGTAGCTCCACCTTTAAGAGAGGGTCATTGGATATGAGGTTCTCTTTCATCGCAAGACGCACATACTTGCTGAACACGGCGTGGTAGTTTCTCACAGAAGTAGGCACCATTCCTTCAGAGACCATCTTATCCACGGCCCTCTGTATTTTAGAGTGCGTTAGGTCGGCGAAATCGTTGATGCCGTTCGTGTGGTATTTGCGCAACACGTCGAGCTGCGCGTCCTTTGTGGATTGGCGCAGGTTGGACTTCTCGGCGGCGGCTGTTGCCCATTCGTAGAAGTTCGCCTTGTTGTAAGTAATCGATAGAGAGAACGACGAGAGGTCGAAGCTGTCTTTCTCTATCTGCTGCTGGAGTTGGTTGAGCAGAATGTTCATTGACGAGGATAGCACCTTGTTAAGCGATGGCGCAGTCTTGCACCCGCTGATGATGCCCTTGGAGAATGTGGCGCCCTCGGGAACCTGGACGCCTGTGGAAAGGTACCGGCGCTTCCCTTCATAATATACACAAGCCTCAACCTTACGGTTGTGTTTTCTGTTGTAGATGTAACTGATTTTTGGCAGCATATTGTATAATTTTTAGATAGTGGTAACAAAGATTGGTAGCATTTCGGTAGCAAAGATATACTAATAATTTCGTATAATTGCGCATAATTGCGTTAAATAAAGTTAACAGCGAATTTCGCAACTCGCTGATTATCAGTTAAACCGTTGTTAATTACCACATTCCTTTCAATACTATTGCAAATAAAAAGAGTAAATTTTTCTGTTGTCGGGGATGTGTGAGGGTCAGCGAGTTGTGTCATATATATAATAATGTGGTAGCAAAAAAGTAGCATCAGTAGCACCATCCGCAGGGTGTGCGCCCCATGCGTTTGGCTTTTTCGAGTGAAACGGCGATGACTTCTTTGGAGCATGAGCTGAGCCCTCGGCAGTACCTGTCGCAGTGGTAGCGTTTGGACTGCGGTCCTGTACAGATGTATACCGTGCCGCCTGCCTGCGGTGTGGATGGTTGTTCACTTGTGCTGAAAGCGCAGCACATGATTGTCGCTAATATTAATAATGTGTGTTTCATAAATTTCCTTATTTACTTAAAAGGTTTCTTTTATCTCTTCAAGTTCGCCATAATCATCTTCTTTTGCTCGGTCTCTTATATAATGAAGGACTTTAGCGGCATACCTGCCAACATCTTGGGGTGTCTCGTCCTCAATATACACATCGTCGCCATCTCCATAAATAAATTGTCTCTTTTCTTCAAAATAAAAAGCCATTGTGTCGCAGAAGGCGACAAGAGCTGAGTCTTTCTTATGAAGTCTTTGCTCAAGGCTGTCAACGGCAGCAAGGACAGCATCTTCTTTGTCGCCTGCTGCACAACCTTTTGCGAAGTAGCCAACACCGAAATACAAAGCAACTACGAATATTAAGGCCTCAAGCATGCTCTGCCTATCACTTTTGACTTTTCCCATTATAGTATTTGCATGTTGATGATTGCTGTTACGCGGGCGAAGCCTGTGATGTCACTCATATTTATATAATAAGGTGCGAAGTTCTCGCCTTTGTTGGCGGGGACGCATTTCACATATCCATCCTTTTCGCTCTCGGCGATGTATTTCACGGTGAAGCCTGAGCGTGTGGCGATGGCGTATCGCTCTCCGTACTCTATAAAGTTCTCGTTCCAGGGGCGCAGGCAGACTATCGCCCCGTCGTTGATGGAGAGCTCGGGATGCTCGGTGTCGATCATCGAGCGCCCATGGACCTGCACTGCGAAGTCTCCGTCCTTGACTTTGAGGAACGGAAGTTTCACATCGTCTACTTTCTGGGCACTCATGATAGGCGCACCTTCTCCTTGCAGATAGCCGCCTGTGAAAATCTCCTCGTCGAAGAATGGAAGAGCGTTCTCATTTTTGTTACCGTTGGTATCAACTATCTCACCGTTCCCATCAAGATAAGGTTCTCCTTCTCCATCTTTCAACCAGTTGTAGTTTACACTGAAGGCGTCACTGATTTTCGCCAATGTTCTGTCCGTTATATTTTGTTCTCCCGAAAGCATTTTTCGGAAGTTTGAGGGTGCTATACCTGCCTGATTAGCAAAGGCATTGGGGTTCATTCGTGCATCCCTGACAAGTCTTTTTAGCCGTTCTTTCATATCTTTATTAATGTTAAATTATCTTTTATTATCTTTAATTATTTGGAATTATCTCACGGCAGGTATTAACTTTGTCACCGAAAGTAACAAGCAAGTGAAAAGATTGTTGTTACCGATTGCGACATTTTGAGTTAAGTTCGCAAAGATAAAAAATAAAAATGGAAATAGCAAAAATACATACCGAAAAAGTTTTGAGCCTGCCGAACACGTTGCGCAACATGCCCATTGGCAGAGAGCAGGTGATTCCGAGTCGCGTGTTCTCGACTGGCAGCATCCGCAAGACGGCGAGCAAGCTCAAGGCAGAGGGCTATCTCTTTGAGGTAAGTTCCAAGGGTATTGTAGACACTTGCGTTACAAGGCTGAGATGACACAGGAACAGCAGATACGGCAGCTAACCGCCAAGGTCAACAAGTTGACGGCGATGGTGGAGAAGTTACTCGACGAGCGTGGCCAGGAGAACAACCTGATGACCGTTACCGAGTTTGCCAAGGCTGTGGGTTGCTCGAAGGGTACGGTTCTTAACCGCATCAAGGCAGGCATCTACGGAGCCGAGCGCCACGGCAAGCTGTGGTATCTCCCTGCTCCAAGCCGCAAGTAGTTCATTGACATTGTTGTTATGTGACTGCCCACACTGCACGTTAGGGAAACAGGGCATCCTGCCGCAAAGCGGCGGGGGTTGAACCCACAGGCACTGCGTGTAGAGGTAAAAAGGCAGAGGAGCAAAGTCGCTGGTATCTGGTGATCCAGACGAAGGTACGGTCCCAATTAGCGGTGAAGGGATAATCAAGAAGTTAGGGGTGATTCACGCTTCCCCGAACGGCACGCCAGCGCAAAGGTGAAGACTACTAATCGTTTCTTCATGATAAATATTGAAAGAGCCGTGGCCCAATGGCTGAAGAGAGGTTTGCCGCCTCCCACGGCTCCAATGTTTGTTTTCTAATTTTAGATTATTTTTTTAAGTTAAGCACATTAGGATGCACTCATTAATTTTTGTGATTTATTTGCCCCCTTCATCCGTAAGGACCAGGGGGATTTCTCTTATGGTGGCGTAATACTGGACTAAGGTAAGCGGTTCGACTCCGCACGCCGCCGCGATTTATACATCATTATATTACATTCCTTTTTAGTTGTGATGGCCAGTGGTCCGTGAGGATAACTGGTCTTCCTTTTGAATACAAATAAATCTATATAATTATGGCAAAGACGTTACAAGTGGCCAAATGGGTGGTGAATATCATCCTCGGCCTGGGCTGCTGGCTCATCGTCAACGAGGGCAGCAGCATTATCCCGAACCTGGTGGGGCTGGCATGTGCCGCCCTGCTGATAGTAATCAACCGCAAGGCGATGCCTGCGACACAAACTAACAACAAAACAGAAAGACATGGAAGAGTTAATCAAAATCCAATCAGAATTAAAGGCACCGAAGAACAAGTACAACTCTTTCGGCAAATATTCTTACCGTTCATGTGAGGATATTCTTGAGGCGGTAAAGCCGCTACTGAAGAAACATGGTTGCTACATGACAATTACCGACGACGTATTTGTAGCAGGCGACAGGTTCTATATCAGAGCAACTGTATCCCTCGTCAACAAGGATGGCAAGAGCGTGATTGGCGTAGGTTTGGCGCGTGAAGACAAGAGCAAGGCTGGAATGAGTGAGTCACAGATAACCGGCACGGCAAGCAGCTATGCGAGGAAGTATGCGCTCAACGGCCTGTTCCTCATCGACGACACCAAGGATGCCGATACCGACGAGTATAAGGTAGAGAACGAAGCAAGGGCGAAGAAATCCAAGAAGGACAATTCGGCAATCAGCATCATCTCTCCTCTCACTGCCGCCATCGCCGAGTGCAACGCCGCCAAGAACAAAGATGAACTGATGGCAGTGTGGAATAACCACGCCGACCTTCACAGTGACAAAGATTTCATGCTCGCCATGAGCACTAAAAAGAAGGAGGTAGTATGACAGCACTGAAAGAACCAATAGGCGTTTCCTTCGATGAAACCAACCATGTGTACACATACGAAAAAAAAGGGAACGGCGCCATTCAGGTCACACAGCTAAGTGGTGTTACTGCTCTGCTTGGTCGTCAGCTTTTCAAGGACAAGTACGATGGCATCAGCAAAGGCATCATGGAGAAAGCTGCCGAGCGTGGAAACCTTATCCACCGCCAGATAGAGATGTTTGAGACCTTCGGCGGCGACAACCTCGCCCAGGAAGTGGACGCCTACAAGAAGATGAAGGCGAAGAACGAGTACGAAACGGTTGCCACCGAGTGGCTTGTGAGCGACAGGGAGCATGTTGCCTCAAGCATCGACGTGGTATTCGAGAAGGACGGCGAGATAATCCTGTGCGACATCAAGACAACGAGCAAGCTCGACATGGAATATCTGTCATGGCAGCTGTCCATCTACAAGTATCTGCTGCTGCTCGACAACCCTAAAGTGAAGGTCGGCAAACTCGTCGCCTGTTGGCTTCCTAAAGAGCAGTACGGCAAACCCAAGATGGTAGAGGTGGAAGAGAAACCCGCCATGTGGATAAAGGAACTGATAGCATGCGACGCCAGGGGTGAGCAATGGCAGATGCCCGAGGACGCCCTTGAGATTCTCAAAGGTCAGGCGCTTGTCGTTCCACAGGAACTCACCGAAGCAATCTCACAGGTTCTCATCATGGAGAACATGGCAAAGGCCTGCAAGGAGAGACTGAGGGCACTGATGGAAGAGCACGGCATAACCAAGTGGGAGAACGAGGACTTTGTCGCTTCACTCAGTCCAGACACCGAGATGACCACGTTTGACAGCAAGGCGTTCAAGGCCGACAACCCTGAGGAGTACGAGAAGTATCTCAAGACTTCCACACGCAAAGGGGCGTTCAAGGTCAAGTTAAGAAAGTAAACTCCGTCCCTGTCACGGAGAAAAAGAACTTTTTTCATATTTCGGTTTTGTGAATAATAGTGGCGCGGACAGGGCGCGCCTTTTGAATATTAATTTTAAAACTACATAACTATGCAGCAGATTTTATTGCACGGCAATATAGGCCGTGACGCGGAGCTCGTGACATTCGGTGAGCGCCAGCAAGTGAAGTTCACTCTTGCCTGTACCGAGGGCAAGGGAGAAAAGAAAGTGACAACATGGTATGACGTACTGTCGTATGCCACAGCCGTCCAGCCATATCTTTTAAAAGGCAAAGACGTGGTGGTTACGGGGAGGTTGAGTGTGCGCACAAGCCAGGGAAAGGACGGCAAGACCTACACCAACCTCAACGTTTATGCCGACGGCTTAGAACTGTGCGGCAGGCGCGACGACAGCCAAACGACTACCGACCCGAAAGTAGAATACCATCCCAACTATGAGGGTTACAATGGTCCCGCCAACGCACAACCCCAGCCAGTCCCTGAAAACGACGGACTGCCATTTTAATTGTTTTTTTATACGTCCCCTGTTGTGCGTCGAGACAGTTTGCTTGGCGCACAACTTTTCATTTGAGACATGAGACATGGAACTTATTCTTATGAACACCGCCCAGGGGTTGAAGCCCATGTATGACGAGGACTACGACGAGAAGAAGCGGTTGAAGATAGGTCAGGTATACAAGGCGAGGATTGTGGTGCCGAGAAATATTGATCTGCACAGGAAATATTTCTCCATGATTAGCTGCGCCTGGGACCTGCTAACTGAACGCCAGAGAGAGTTCTTCGGCACAAAGGAGAGTTTCCGCAAGACCTTGCAGGTCGCCGCAGGATATTGCGAGAGGGTGTTCAACCTTGAGTTGAGGGCATGGGTGGAGGTGCCCAAGAGCATCGCCTTCGACAAGATGAAGGGCGATGAGTTCGATGCTCTGTATAAAGGCGTTAGAGACGTGCTCTTCAAGGTTTTCTTGAAGCACATCACAATAGAGCAGTTTGAAGAGACTTTGATGAATTATTAGACTATGAGCAAGAGCAAGGATTTCGACAACACAGTTCTCGCCATGAGCGAGTGGCTGGACGAGAGGATGGACGCCTACCTTATGCTCCTCACGAAGGACGGGGTAAGCGGCATGATAATGAACGGCGAATCCGATGATGTGATAGATGCTCTCGCGTCGGGCATGGTGGACCATGAGGAGTTGCGCGCCATCGTCCTCAAGGCTGTGGGCGTTGCCATGCACGAGATAGAGGAGCAGCATCACTGCGGCGACGACGTGAACGACATCAACAACTTCAACATGAACTGACATGGCAAATAAGTTTTTCGCAAAGAAGGTGTGGATAGTGCCAGGAAACGAACACAGGTTCCGAAGCGAACACGACGCAAAGTACTACTGTGAGCAGAACGGCATAGACTTCTCCACCGTTGAGAAGTACGACAGCATCAAGGAGTACGAGCGTTGGCTGGAGCTACAGGAGCTTGAGCGGCAAGGCAAGATTAGCGAGTTGAAACGACAGGTGGAGTTCGAGTTGACTCCCAAGCAGTACCGTCGGGAGAAGGTGAGGGAGAAGGAAGTGAAATACTATTATGTCCCTGATGAAAACGGCTTTGGCAACTGGAGATTTAACACTAAGAAGAATGCCGTAAGTTACACGAAACTTCACAACTTGAGTGCTAAATTAATCTTCTCGCAGACTGTCACCGAACCAGTCTACAAGGACGTGACGATACTCGACCGCTCTGTCTACACCGCCGACTTCACCTACATCGAGGACGGCGAGTTCATCATCGAAGACTGCAAGAGCGACTACACCAAGAAAGAGGCAGACTATGTGTTGAGGAAGAAATTCCTCTACTACAAGTACAGGATATTAATTCGTGAGACATGACACCAGAGCAATTGGAGTTTGAGGTGGCGATGATTATCGCCGACAAAGAGGCACAGGGAAAGATGGCGCAGTGCGACATGCTCGAGCTCCACAAGGCTACGGGTGTTGACTGCAGCGAGTTGCTTCCCTTGATGCGCCACCTTGTGAGGGCGGGCAAGTTTGTTGCCCACATCAGCATCAACAAGATACCGATATTGACGAGACAATGAAAGAGACCATATTAGGCATAGAACAGAAGCGCGCCGTTGAGTTAGGACTCGACGTGACAGACGTGGTGCTTCTCGACGTGATAGGACACAAGCTCGCCAGCGAGAGCACCGAGAAACAGGAGATAGAAGGGCGCCAATATGTATGGGTGTGCTATCAGTCTATCATCGAGTGGCTCCCTATCCTTGGGCTCAAAAAGCGCGCTCTTGCATTACGCCTCGACAAGCTTGTTGGCAAGGGCATTTTGAAGAAATTCGTAGCCAAAGAAAAAGGCAATTTCACCTTCTTTGCCCTATGCGATCTCAATGACATACCTATGCCATCAGAATTGCAAAGGGTATGTAATGCCAATGACAAACCTATGTCAACGAAATTGCATACAAAGAGTAACCGAGATAAAGTAACCGAGATAAGAGAGAAAGAAAAAGATATAACTAAAGTTATATCCAAAAAGAAAGAAACCACAACGGCGGATTTCAACAACGAGATAGAGGTGTTCAAGAATTATGTTGACAGCGACCAGGAGTTCGCCTACAGCCTGCGGCACTACCACATCAAGAGCGTCAGTAAGCTCGTCGAGAAATTCAAGCTGCACATCCTCAACAACGGACTTGTCGGCGACTTTATGAGCAACGGCTACCAGCGCAACAAAGGATGGATGCTGCGTGTAATACCCAAACTTGACGTGAGCGACATTACAGGTGTGACACTCGGTAAAGGAGAATACCTCAAAGACGGACGGCGCTGGTATCTCAACCGCAACGGCAAAGAGATTGAGGTGCCGATGGACGCCCCACCAAGACGGCAAGGCACTATCTGGTACAAAGAGCAGGGTCGCTGGGGACCTGATATTTAGAGTTATCAGTTTTGAGTTATGAGTTATGAGTTGTCAGAATGACATGGAGAAAAGAAAAGAGACATTTGAGGAATATGGCATAAAGATTCCTTACAGACGGCGCAACGGAAATGTGAAGTGCGTCTGTCCCAACTGCAAGACATCGGGGCGCTCGCATCCCGAGGACAGGAGCCTGAGTGTGAATCTCGACACAGGGCTGTGGCACTGCCACTACTGCGGATGGAGCGGAGCCCTGAAAGGCTATGAGGGACGTCGCCCAGAGAGGAGAAGAAACTACAACAAGCCCAAGCCCCTTGAGGAGCACGGCCTGAGCCAGAAGCTCATCAACTATTGCTCGTTAAGAGGCATATCCCTTGATACTCTCAAGGCAATGCACATCGCCGAGGGGCTGGAGTTCATGCCACAGGCGAACAAGGAGATGAACACTGTGCAGTTCCCCTACTTTCTTGAGGGCGAGCTGATCAACATCAAATACCGAACAGGCGACAAGAAGTTCAAGATGTGTGCAGGTGCTGAGCTCATTCCCTACAACATCGACGGTATCAAAGACAAAGACACGGCCGTGATAGTTGAAGGAGAGTGGGACGCGCTGAGCTTCATAGAGGCAGGCATCGACAACGTGGTGAGCGTTCCCAACGGCGCCAATGCAAACCTTGAGTGGCTGGACGATTTCCTGGAGGGGTGGTTCGATGATAAGCAGACAATCTACATTGCCGTCGACAACGACGAGAAGGGCTTACTGCTGAGAGAGGAGCTTGTGCGTCGCTTCGGCGCAGAGCGGTGCATGGTTGTGGAGTGGTCGCAGGGCTGCAAGGACGCCAACGACCAGTTGAAGGAGTTCGGCAAGGAATCCCTGCGCAACTGTCTCACAGGCGCCCATGAAGTGAAGGTGGGCGGCATCTATTCCCTTTCCGACTACGAGAGCGAGCTTGACGCCATGTGGCGTCACGGCCTGCGGCGCGGCAAGACCATCGGCCATGAGAATTTTGATAAGCTCGTGAGCTTCGAGACGAAGCGTCTTATGGTAGTTACAGGTGTGCCAGGCTGCCTTGACGGTGACAGCGCAGTGCTTATGTCTGACGGCACCACAAAGCCTATACGCGACGTTCAAGTCGGCGATGATGTTATGGCACTTGATAAAGACTATCGTCTCGTTACGCGCCCTGTAGTGACGAAATGGGACAGCGGAGAGAAGATGTGCTACAAGCTCACAACAAACAAGGGGCGCACGTTGATTGCCACAGGCGACCACAAGATACTTTCCTTTGACGGCATGAAGCCATTGAAAGAGTTGAAGGTGGGAGAGTTTGTCGGTTCGGCTGGTAATTATGACCCGTTTTATGGGAGCTATCTCACCGAAGACATGCTTAGACTTGTGGCGATATGGATAGCAGAAGGCAACAAGAGCCAGAACACCTACATCGTGAGCAACGGCAACCCTAAAATCGTTGAGCTGATGCAGGAAATCTGCGAGAGGAACTGCCTCAATTTCCACCACGGCGCAAAATATGAGTACATCATATCTACTCGCAAGCCATTGAAGTGTGACCGCAAGAGATATATTAGCTCCATGTCATACTATTTCAGGCAGAAGCTCGGCGTAGATACAGAGGCCTCTATCAAGATGGCCTCCGAGAAGTATGAGAAGAAGATGGCCGAGGGGTTAAGTGCTTTTAATCCTATGGAGATTATAAAGCGCTTGGGGTTCAAAGGCTCAACCACAAACTCCTTGTTTGTGCCAGATGAGATAAAGAGGATGCCCAATGACAGTGTGGCCCTGTTCTTGAATGTGCTGTTCTCCTGTGACGGGTGTATCAGCACACAAGGCATTGAGTACAGCAGTAACAGCCAGCATCTGTGCCGCGACATTCAAGACATGCTCGCAAGGTTCGGTATCAATGCAACAATACACCATAAGAGCGTGAAGTATAATGGCACAACAAGAGACCATTATGTCCTTAATGTTTATCACTACTCTGGCGTTTTTGACTTTGCCATAAAGATTGGGCTTGTGGGACATACGGAGAAGCTGAAACGTTATCTGCAAGAACATTGTGAGGCATACAGAGGAGATTATCTCCCTGCTTCATGTAAGGATTTGCTGCCTCATGGCGACAAGTACTACAAGGAGGCCCTCGGCTTCACAATCGGCAAGAACTCTACCGACAAGAAAAGAGTGAGCAGAAAGAAGATTGTCGAGATAGCAAGGCTCGAATGTATGACGGACTTGTTTTACAAGACGACAGGCTCCTGTATGTGGGAACAGGTCAAGAGCATTGAGGTTGTAGGCATGCGACACACTTACGATATTCAAGTGGCAATAGACCATAACTTTGTGAGTAACAATATGTTAGTAAAAAATAGCGGGAAGTCGGAATTCATCGACGAGATGGTGGTGAGGCTCAACGTTCGCTACGGTTGGAAGGCGGCGTTCTTCTCGCCCGAGAACCTCCCGATGAAGTATCATGCAAGCAAGATAATCGAGAAACTTACAGGTAAGAAGTTCAGCGAGAACACGATGTCGGCTGTGGAGTATGAGGCCGCCAAGCACTACTACGCCTCGAACTTCAAGCACATATTGCCTGAAGAGAAATATACACTTGAAGCGATATTAGACAAGGCGAAATTCCTTGTACGCCGAAACGGCATAAAGGTCCTTGTGATAGACCCATACAACCGCATCGAGAGCGACATAGGCACACAGAGCGAGACGAACTACATCTCCAAGATACTAGACCAGCTGACGAACTTCGCGCAGCGTAACGACGTGCTTGTGTGCCTCATGGCGCACCCCCGCAAGATCAACAGGAGCGAGAACGCTGATGGCATACCAACGTTCTACGATATCAACGGCTCGGCGAACTTTTACAACAAGGCTGACTTTGGTCTGATAGTGCACCGCAACCGCGACGAGGGCTATACCCTTGTGAGGGTGGCGAAAGTGAAGTTCCGACACCTGGGAGAGAACGGTGACGCCCTGTTCAAGTACAACACCGAGAACGGCCGCTACACTCCATTTGTGGAGGGCCAACCGTGCGTGTTTGACAACAGGAGCTATATCATGGATGGAGAAAGCGCGCCCCATGTGCAACATGAGACGGCGCCACCAGAGAGTAACTATAATTTTTTAAGTGACGTGGGCGATGGATATTGCCCATTCTGATAATTTACGCCGCGGTGCGGCGCACTACAAGACACGACAAAAGAAAAGATATATTATGGCGACATTGAGAGAGAACATGCTCAACAGGGAGTTGAGCGGTGACACGGCGAGGCTGTGGTACAACGAGGACATGACGAGGCGCACCGGCACGATGCAGCTGCGCCTGAGCGAGGAATATCAGGCACAGGAGACCTTTGAGGCTTCCCTGCAAGCAGGCTGGGAGCCAGTGCGAGCCGATGAGATAGGCGTGATGCGTGACTTCGGCAGGTGGCTGGAGTTGAGACACAAAGACGTCCCCGACCGCGACACGCTGCGCCGTGAGTGGTTTGACTATATTAAGACACGAGAGCGATGATTACATTAGACGAACTAAAGACGACAGACGTGTATGGTTGGATGGATGAGCTTGACCACATCATGTGCCAGCCCAGCTTCAACAGCATGAAATTCTCCCAGCGCGTGGCAGTGCGCCGCATGCGCACCGGCCTTGACTATGTGGCGAGCGGCCTGAGAATGATGCAGGGCGGCGACTATGAGCCACACAACATAGCGTTGCATAACAGGAGGAGGATATGAGAGATTTGTTCAATGACCGAGACAGAGTGATTCCTGTGGTGTGTGAGGTGCTGGGGAATGTTACCCCGGTTGTGGTGATGGGCAAGAGCCGCAAGTCCAATGCGGTGCTCGCAAGGCAGCTAGTGATGTGGGTGATGAACCAGGTGCTCGGGTACAGCTCGACACAGGTGGGGCTCGCCATGGGCCGCAACCACGCCACAGTGCTCCATAGCATTGGTGCTGTGAGAGACATGTCCACGAAAACCGTGCGAGACTTCTACCACAGGGAGAACAAGGCTCGTGAGACACTGGAGATCAGGTTCGGAGAGAAGGTTCTTGAGAACAGGATAATCGAGCTGCTGCGTGATGCCAGAGGCGAGTTCGAGGGCGAGTCCTACACCAAGCATGTGGAGGTGGATTACGGCAATGTAAAAGGCACGGCATACGCCGCCATGAGCTGGCACAGCGAGGAGGATGTGCAGACCTTCGACTGGGGACAGAGCGTGGTCCAGACCGAGCGTGTAGTGGACGGCATCAAGGGACTCGAGGTGGAGTGCTGGGATGCCGATACCGAGGAAGACATAAAGGTGGACACGGACTACATCTCCCGCCACCTGTGAATATATGAAACGGGCACATGACGGAGAGCGGTTTTTTATAGTTAACACAAATATTAATCCGTAGTTAGTAAGATAGTAAAAAGAATGCTCCGTTCTCCCGACCCTTGCTGCCCGCCATGGGCAGACCTCCACTGTGAGGACTGAGCAGAAAGGCGGTTGTCGAGTGAAAGAGATACTAATTATTAACCCAAAATGATTGAAAACGTTAAGATGGGCGACCGCCTTTTTTAAAAAGACAACCAAAGAGATACAAAGATATGGACGAAGAATTAAGAAAAAAAGGCTGGGTATCGATCAAGGAGCAGATGCCGCCCATGGGAGAGGAAGTCGTCGTGATGCGCGTCCATTCCTATTGCCATCAGGAGGCGTGGTGGGCGAAATTCAGAAGCGAAGCCGAGGTGTTCGCCAGTGGCGTGACACACTGGGGGAAGATTGAGAACAAGGAGAGAAAGGAGATTGAGATATGAAGACAGTTATAATTGTTCTTTTTATAATAGTTGTAATTTTATTTTTGTTGGCAATGGGGAAACCTCTCAATGAATGGTGTGATAAACATATATTTAACAAGGATATTAACAATCCAAAAGTTAAAGAAAAAGTAAATGAAATTGAGAGAAATCTTAAAGAGAAATATTCTCATCTTAAAGAGAAAGGAGATTGAGATATGACAACAAAACAAAAAGAATTAAGATTTTGTATTGAGTATGTTTGCCCAACCCATCCGTACAATGATGATGGCAGTGTGAACGTAAGATATTTTAGAACACTCGGCGAGGAAGAGGCAGAAAATGCTCTTGTCCTCTTGCTTGAATGCGGCTGTAAATTGATTGACCTTTACAGAGGAAATGTGCAAGACGGCAAACTTGCCGAGTGGATTACTCCCATGATAGTAAGTCCAGATGACTGGTGGAAGGGAGACTACTTTCCTTATAGGAAGTTGGTTGGGAATATAAGTCTTGCTTTTATGGATTATCTTGACAAAATTAAACCAGACGGCAAAATGTGTTTATCAAACATGGAGTGTGCTGATATTGATAAGGCTTTTTATGAAATGGATTGGGCGAAACTATATCGCTATCTTAAAAAATATTCTAAAGATATAAATGATGGAACAGAAGGATAAAGACTTACTACTTAAAGACCTCTGTGCGAGGTTAGCGTATGGGGTGAAAGTTAAATGTGACAATTACATAATGAAAGTGCTTGGTGTCCACGCACCAGGGATGACGGTTGATATAACTGACGGCGAACATCGGTTTTCGGCTGTAAGGATTGAAGAGGTCAAACCCTACCTTCGCCCAATGAGTTCTCAAACTAGCGAAGAAAGGGAAGAACTTAACAACATCCTTGAATATCAATATTACTCAGATGACAGTTGTATGTGTGAAGCAAGTGACTGGCTCAACGCCCATCACTTTGACTATCGAGGCCTCATTGAGAAAGGCCTTGCTATTGAAGTAACAGAAGAAAATAACCCTTATAAAGGTTGAGTAATGAAAACTCCAAGATGTACCAAATGTAAGTGGTTTAGACGTTCCAAAGCAAGAGTAAGAATTTATGACCACGGAAACGGAATTAGAATGGAGGCACCCAGCCCTATAGAACTGCTTGGGACATATTACTGTAAGAACAGGTGGTGGAACTACCCATCACAATCCTATTTCAAGAACAATGACGTTTGCGAAGATTTTGAATTTAAAACAAATAAAGATTGAGATTATGAGAGGAACGGAATATAAACACGTTTATACCCTACGAAATAAGGACACAGGCAACTACTTGTTAACTTATTGGGCAAGTAGTCAAAAGCATAAGGCTTTGTTTTCTACTCGCAAGAAAGCAGAAGATGCAGTTAAACGGATTGGTGATACAAACATTGAAATTGTTGAACTATGAAATAATATTGGAGTTACACGAACAAAAACTAATATAAATCATGGATTACAAAGAAAAATATGAACAGGCTCTTGAAAGAGCAAAGAAATTATATGAGCAAGGCACTATAACTGAAAGTCTTGGTTATGTGTTTCCCGAACTCCAAGAGAGTAAGGATGAGAGGATAAGAAACTTTCTTATTGATTTCATCAAGATATGCACTTGGACTGAGAAGAAAGACCAAGGTTGGCCATCAAGAGAAGATTGTCTTGCTTGGCTTGAAAAGCAAAGTGAGAAGAAACCTGCCGAGGATGCTAAGGCCCTTGATGCAGATAAGGTGATTGAGTGGTTGAAAATTACAATAAATGAGAGGGCAGAAAATTATGGTGTATATAACGAAACTCGTTTAATCCTGTCTTATAATTCTATTGAAGACCTTATTAATGATTTTAAGGAAGATTTCGGATTATGACACTTGACGATTTTCTAAAACTGGTAAAGAATTATTCCAAAAGTTTACCAATGGAAATGGTACTGTCTGACTTAATGTTTAAAGGTAAGTTGGACACCAACACCATTCTATTGAGCTACACTGGTGCTCTTGAAAAAGAGCGACATATCCTTAACAGCCGCTTTAATGAGGCTGCTATTAATCTCACCCAAATTCTCAGCGGTAATTTCAAAAAGAAAGAGCAGAAGGAAGATGTCTATAAAAGGGCAATCCACACTTATAATCTTAATAAGTCCATTGTTCCACATATCCATGACACTAAATATGGATACACGGAAGAAGATGAGAAGAAGTGGGATGAGTTTTGTGAAACAATATACGGAGTAAAGTTATGACACGAGAAGAATTTATTGGCTGGTGTGAGGAAAGATTTGCCCTCACCAAGAATGACATTTACGACCTTGGACAGTTATATAACGAGGTGACAAAACCTCACTGGATAAGTGTTGAGGATGAGTTGCCACCCACAAGCGACAAAGACGATGAGTCGGATGATTATCTCATTGTAGATAGTGATGGAGATAAGAAAGTAGGGTATTACAACAAAATGGATGAACTTTGGTTTTCTTATGATGGCTATATATTGGATGTTACCCACTGGATGCCGTTGCCACAAGCACCATTAGTCACTGATTTAAACAAAAAAGATTTGCCACCATTGGGTCATCAAGAAGGCAATATACTTGTAGAAAAGAAAGGAGGCGAAAATGAACAAAAAGATAGCTGAGATAAGTATAGACCTCTACCAAAGGGGTCTGCTCGCAAGATGCGAGGAGCTTGAGATGGAGGCGATGTGCTCAAGCGGAGAGGAGCTGATGGACTTCCTGAATAATGTGCAATGTGCTGTCGACCCCGATGTTATATTCAAGCTCTCAGAAAAAGGAGAGGCTGTTGCGAAAGCCCTTAGAGAGAACCCTGAGTTGACTTTTGAGGAGGCTTGCTCCATTGCCGACAAAGTGAAGAAAGGAGGCGAGGTTAGAGCAACTCAAAAAACAATTTGAAGAGCTATGACACAGGAAAGATACAACGAACTTAACGAGGAGTATAAGAATCTCCCCGACACAGACGAGGCGTTTGACGAGTGGCGCGAGTCGCTCGGCAAGGAATACGACGAGTGGAACGACTTGGACGTTGAACTTGAGAACTATATAGACTTGAAGATTTTTGAGTATCATGTTAATATTATAATGGGGCTTGCCGCGATCTATGGTTTTGACGCGAAGAAGATAGACCCGCTCCTGAAAGACGGCGATTTCTTGCGCTTCGCCCACACGATATTCATTGCAGGCAGTCTTCACATCAAACCAGAAGAATACCACCAGAGAGAAGGGTGGATAGCGGATTTTTTTGAAACGAAAGGAGAGAAAGAATGACAGCACTATATTGTTTATTGGCATTTGGCGCGGGTTTCTTCTTTGGAATCTTCGCCATTGCTTTAATAGTCTTCTGTGGAGACAAGGAGAGGAGAGATGGGAAATAAACCAAAGCAGTATGTTGCCCAAGACTTTAATGGTGAATGGGTAAAAGGATGGTACGTAGAGCTCCATATTGCCAACACCGATGACCACGACAGGCTGATAGGCTATAAGACTGTGCCGAGTATATTTAACGACGAAGCCGGGGAGCGCACGAAAGGGAGCTACTGGCGCACTATTATACCCAGCACATTGAGAGAAGTGCCACAGCAGAAAAGGTTGTTTGAGGAATGAAGGGCAAGAAGACGGAGCTTTCCGATGAGCAGCGGCGGTGGCTGATGGAGCACTTTGCCGACACGAAGAATGAGGACTGCGCACGGCGCTGCGGATGCTCCCCACGGACAATCGTGCGCCTTGCCAAGAGCATGGGCCTTGCCAAGAGCCGAGAGTTCATGGTGGCGTCGCGGCGCAAAGGACAGGAGTTGGCGGCAATTATGAACCGGGGCGAGGGCAACCGTGGCAAGGAGAACCTGCTGAGACATGGGCCTCGGTACCAGTTCCAGAAAGGCATCACATCGCTCCAGCGCATCGGTGAGGAACGAGAACGGGAGCGTGTGAGGAAAGCCCACGAGACGCGCAACAAGACCATAGCGAGCGAGCGTGTGCGCATCAAGTGGGGCTTCGAGCAGAAGACACGGCTGCGGCTGGTGCGCCAGCCCAAGCAATGGATTTCTTACCGCAACACGATGAAGCGGCGGGGCTACATCGCCAGCCGTGGATCAAGAGAGATTTACTATAACGAGACCACCAACCGCTCCGCTGCCGTGGAAAACAACGCCACGAAGGCGGGGCTGATAATTAAAGCACTATGAGCAAGAGGATTAAAATAGAACATGTCGTTGTACATTGCAAGAAAGTACCGACAATAAGAGACAGAAGCAATGAAGCAGAGGCGCATGCTATTGTGTTCACGGAACGGCACTACTACCTTTTCGGCTTGTTGCACCGTGATATAAGATATAGCTATACTGCATCAGGTAAAAAAGAGGTTTTCCATGAGCCGACGAATAGAGCGGAATTTATGTGGAGCCTCACCTATTGGTCCATGAATTATGACGAGGCAAAAGCTCACTTTATTGATTGTGAGAAAAGTGAATGTGAAACAAAATATTATGAGCTATGAGCAGAGAGGAAGACAAATATAACTTCCGCATTGAGACAGAGCATTGCCCTGAGTTTGACGATGCTCTAAAATGGAAGGGAAACGCCTCACACATAGAGAGCATAAGACAACAAGCGGCAATGCGACATTTAGGGTGTCTGCTTGTGCTGCCTGACGCAGAAATAGGCTCTAAGGTTCTACAAGAGTGGGAAAGATATGACGGCGTAATAGAATATCAAGAAGAGAAAATAATAACCACAAATCCAATTTTTAAAGCTATGAGAGATGATGCATTCAAGATAGCCATAGACGACAGTTCGCCTGTGACTATACAAGACTGGCTTGACTACATCAACGCCAGTAAGTATGACGGCTACATCAAGGAGTTCAAGACACGGACTGGCGCAATTTACTGCGACACGGAAGACCAATTGGAATACCTTTATGTGGGTGACTACGGTAAGGAGAACAACATCAAAGCAGACTTCCTTGGGTTTACCAACGAGATAAATTCTGTACCGCACCATGAGGTGGACTTGGCAGAGAAAATGGTTGTGACAATCTCCACGCAGAAAGGTTGCCCCATGAACTGTATGTTCTGTGGCTGCCCCAAGGTCCCATTTAGCGGCAACGCATCGTTGGGAGAGCTTGCGGAGGAGGTGGCGAGAGCCATTCAATTCAGCGGCTGCAAGTACACCAAGCGGTTCAATCTGCACTTGGCACGAATGGGAGAGCCATCATTGAACGCAAAGAACGTGCTTTATTTTCTTAAACACGGATTGAGAAAGATGGTTGACAGCATGATGAAAGCCGACACTATCCATCCAGTGTTCACCACCATGTGTCCTAAGATGAGGAAAGAGGCGTTGCGCAACATCCTTGTGGAGTTCTGCAACATCAAGAACGAGGACTACGACGGAGAGGCAGGGTTGCAGTTGTCTATTAACTCCACCGATGAGAAGCAGAGGAACGAATTGTTCAGAGGCAACTCAATGTCGCTAGAAGACATTTCGGAGATAGCGAGGCAACTCCCCTTGGCGAAAGGCAGGAAATACACGCTGAACTTCCCTATCACGGACAAGACAATCCTTGACCCAAAAGAGTTGAGCAGACTTTTTGAGAAAGAGAAATTCATCGTGAAGATTACTCCCATACATGAGACCAACGAGGCAAACGCCAATGGTCTAAGCACGGAAGAAGGCTATTACAAGTATGACGTGTACCGAAAGTTTGAGCAGCCTTTATTGGAAGAAGGTTGGGAAGTAATAGTATTCGTTCCGTCAAAGGAAGAAGATGAAGACCGCATCACTTGCGGCAATGCGTTGTTAAGTTTTAATCAAGATTGGCTATGAGCAGAGAGACGGTATTTAAGGAAGGCGCATGGATTGGAGGCTATGAGTACTCCGACGAGCGCACACTGAAAGAGGACATCGCGAAGAAAGAGAACGATGTGCTGTGGTACAAGGAGAAGCTGCTGGCCCTTGCGATGGCGACACCGAAGGACATCACGCCCGACGGTGACGACCCGCTGGAGCATGTGAAGCTGACTTTCGATGAGCTGTGGGATGAGCTTCAAGATGAGCTGTTCCGCTTGAGTGATATGTACTTGATTGAGATGAACAAAGAACACATTGACAATGGAGAGGATTAGCCCCTATATGGTTGTAGACCTCGCCAAGATTGGCGAGATAGAGAGTGAGATTAAGGAGCTGACGACGATACGCAACAACATGCCGCGTGAGGTGTGGCCGCACATCGAGGAAAAACTTGCCGACAAGAGAGAAGAGCTGAAAGTTGTGAAAGCCGATGCCCTGCGGAGACAGCAGGCGGCCAAGCGTGCTATGGTGAAGGCTATCCTGGTGTGCGACTATATCACCGATGTTGCGGAGGAGTTTGCCGACGCGTCGAAGAAGATGACCTACTCGGGCACTGCCGGTGACACCTTCCGTGACATGGTTAAGGCCTGCTCGGACCGCCACGAGATTTGCATGCGTGAGTGGAACGAGATTGTGCAGTGCATCGACAGCAAGGGCCGCAAGGTGAGCGACATGTACATTGAGTGGTATGATGAGTTCCGCGAGGAGATAGACCCCATAGTGGACAAGTTTATTGAGAAGATCAGGAACACGAAAGGATGGGGAAGGATATAGGGCTGATAGATGTGGACGGCAACAACACACAGAAGAAATGGGGAGCCACGGTGTTCCCCAATTTAGCACTTGCTAAACTCTCACGTCACCACAAAGAGAGAGGTGACCATGTAGAGTGGTACACGCCGTTCAGCCATTACGACATTGTTTACATGGCGAAGGTGTTCACCTTCACTCCCGACTATGGTTATATGACAACCAATGCCGATAAGGTTGTAAAAGGAGGAACTGGCTACGATATTCACAGCAGGCTACCTGATGATGTGGATAGGTTGCAGCCCGACTACTCGATATATCCAAGCATAGACAAGGACACCGCTTATGGTTTTCTCACTCGTGGTTGTCCCAACAAGTGCTTCTGGTGTGTTGTGCCGAAAAAAGAGGGTGTAGTAAAACCTTATATGGACGTGGACGAAATTGCCATTGAGGGGCGAAAGAACCTTGTGCTGATGGATAATAATATCCTCGGTGCCGGTGACTATGCGCTTGAGCAATTCGCCAAGATCATAGAGCGTGGCTACCGTGTAGATTTCAACCAGGCACTTGATGCTCGTCTGGTGGACGAGACGAATGCCGAATTGTTGGCAAAGATGAAATGGATAAACCGCATACGTTTCGGTTGCGACACCCACAAGCAGATTGAGGATTGCGAGAGAGCTATCTCGCTTCTCAACGAGCACGGCTACAAGGGAGAAATTTTCCTCTACACCATGATTGGTGGCAGTAACGGATTTGACGAGTGTTTTGAGCGCATAAACTACTGGCGAGGACGCATGTTAGAGGAAAGGGCGAGGCACGGCAATGTGATGTATGCTTACGCCCAGCCTTACCGAGACCCCGCCAAAAGCCATCACGAGATACCGATGTGGCAGAAAGACATGGCGCGATGGTGCAACAAGCGGATGATATTCACAACTACTGAGTTCAGAGATTTCTCACCCCGCAAAGGTTTCCGATGCGAGGAGTATTTTCAATAACATTTTAAACGTTTAAATTTTTATTTTATGTTGACATTTTTGACTATTGTAATGGCGGTGGTTATCGCCGTCAACGTGTGGCTGATGATTAGCGCAACCAAACGAGAGAAACAACGCAGGAAACTCCTGCAAGAGAGGATGGATGAGTTTGACGAGACCATCGGAGAACTGACTAACAACCTGGGCAGAGCCAAGGAGCGAGTAAGAGAGGGTCAAAGCCTGCTCGCCTCAATGAAGAAGGACTACCAGAGGCTGCTCGCCGAGCATGAGGACCTGAAGCTTAGCTACCAGAGGGCGGTGAAAGAGCGTGACGATGTGAAGGAAAAATATAGCGCTCTGCTCATCAAGCGCGCGGATCTGCTTGCCGAGATTGAGCGGTTGAAAGAAAATCCTGTGGATGGCGGCGAGCCGACTGTGCATGACCAGCCCAGCGAGCCAGCGGGCAAGCCGCTAAAGCCAAAGAAGGCTACCAGGAAAGTGAGGAAGTGAAAGTGCTATTCATCACGGTTTTGATTTTTTAAAGGGCGACGCCTGAGAAGGTGCCGCCCTTTTTTGTTTGGTATAAGTTCGTTGGTTGCAAGCAAGTTGTGGCGCTTGTGTGTTAACTTTGCGGAAATAGAATCTGTACAGAGATGAATACTAAGAGCAAGATTATACCCAAACATCGGCTGGTGTCGGGGCGTGGCGAGCGTAAGCGCCTTGACAGCGTGCGGTGGATAAAGGACCGCAACAGAGCCGAGGACGTGCTGTATCAGGCGAAGCTGTGCTGGGACGCCCTTGAGGGCTTCCGCCGTGAGCGTGAGCGTTGCCTGCGCTACACCTACGGCGACCAATGGGGCGACAAGATAATGCGCGACAACGAGTGCATCAGCGAGAAGGAGGAGATAATGAAGCGCGGCGATGTGCCGCTGACGAACAACCTCATCAGACGACTGGTGCGCACAGTGGTGGGTGTGTACCGCAACCAGAACAAGATACCCGCCTGCACGGCGGTAGACCGTGACGAACAGTCGCTTGGCGACATGATGAGTGTTGCGCTCCAGGTGAACTGGAAGAACAACGTCAAGAAAGAGCTCGACGCACGGGGCTTCGAGGAGTACCTCATCAGCGGTTTCGCCTGCCAGAAGGAGCTGTGGGGCTGGCGCAAGGACAGATGGGATGCCTGGACACGGCAGCCCAACCCCAACAACATATTCTTTGATGCCGCCGCCACCGACCACCGCGGCTGGGACCTGAGCATGATAGGCGAGATGCACGACCTGACGTTCAAGCAGGTGTGCAGCTATTTTGCCCACAGCGGGCGCGACTTCGACAAGCTGAGCGCCATCTACGCCAGCCAACGTGACGCGGAGTATTTTCAGACCTACGTGGAGCGCGGCAAGGAGCGCAACGAACAGCGCAACCTTGACTTCTTCCTGCCTTATGACAGGAGCCTGTGCCGTGTGATAGAGGTGTGGAGCAAGGAGACCAAAGCGCGCTACCGTTGCCATGACTGGCTGACAGGCGAGCTGTTCAAGATAGAGCTCAAGGACAAGGCGAAATATGAGGCCATCAACGCCGAGCGCATAGTGGAAGGCCTCGCCAACGGCATGACAGAGGAAGACATTCCGCTGATTGACATGGAGTGGATGGTGGATGACTTCTGGTACTACCGCTTCATGAGCCCCGGTGGTGACATCCTCGACGAGGGCGAGAGCGACTTTGACCACGGCGAGCATCCTTACTCGCTCAAGCTCTACCCATTCATCAACGGCGAGATACACAGCTTTGTGAGCGACGTGATAGACCAGCAGAGATATGTAAACCGCCTCATCTCGCTTAACGACAAGCTGATACAGTCGAGCGCGAAAGGTGTTCTACTCTACCCCATGAGCATGCTGCCACCGGGCAAGAGCATCGAGGATGTGCAGCGCGAATGGACCCGCCCCGACAGTGTGATGTTCTATGACGACTCGGCGATGACAGGAGCGCGACCCGAGCAGATTGCCAACAAGCTGACACGTATCGGCACTGAAGAGCTGCTTCAGCTTGAGATTGGGCTGATGGAGGAGATTACGGGCGTGAACGGCGCGCTGCAAGGCAAGCCGGGTTTCAGCGGGCAGAGCGCAGCGCTCTACGCCCAGCAGACACAGAACTCCACGGCGTCCATCATGGACCTGCTGGAGAGCTACGATGCCTTCATCATCGATGGGGCGAGCAAGAAGGTGAGCAATATCCAGCAGTACTATGATGAGAAGAAGAAACTCAGCATTGTTGGGCGTCGCTACGCAATCACCTATGACCCAGAGCTTGTGGGCGGTGTGACCTACGACCTGAACATCACGGAGAACGCCGAGAGTCCCGCCATACGTCAAATCAACAACGAGATGATGCTGCAGTTGTTCCAGATGGGCGCCATCAACGTGATGCAGCTGCTCGAATTTGGCAATTTCCCATTCAGCGACCGACTCCTTGAGGCATTGAAGGCCGACCAGGAGCGAATAGCGCAGGGGCAGGCGCCACAGGGCATCCCCGACGAGGTGCAGCAGCAGATAGCGCAGAGCGGCAACCAGGCCGCGGTACGGCAGGCCCAATGGGCTATCATGAACCCCGAGAGAGCCGCCTGGCAGAAGGCGCGGGCAGAACAAGGACTTCAAAACGCAATGGCATGAGAAAGATAACGGTAAAACTGAGTGAGCCTGTGCTGCTGAAGCAATTAGCGAAAACAGCGTACACTATAGGCGAGAATATGGGCGATGACGAGGCGAAGATGCGCCATTTCATCCAAGGGGCAACGGATGAGGGGCACCTTGACATCATCCTCGACAGGATGGACGAGGCCTGGGCCGATATCCTCAACACATTGAGCGCCTACACGATAGAGAACCCACGCTTTCCCTGTGGTGCGCAAGAGGCATGCTGCTGCACGAACTGGAAGACAGGCAGCGAGCAGGAGAACAGCAACGAGGACGAGAATGTGCGCTATGAGGTGACGCTATGGTTCCCGAACAACACGTTCCCCGACCTGGGCAACCAGCTCGTGACGCTGATGGGGCGCTACCTGGTGCTCAACGGTAAGGCAGAGTGGCAGGCCATCACGAGGCAGACGCACAGCATAGGGCGTGGCTACGGCCAGGACTACACCATCAGCGAAGCGAGAGCGGCGAAGCTGCTTCACCAGATAAAGGTGACTGCGAATATGAGAACAACCAACGCGAGGCTGAAAGGCTTCCAATACTGAATACTATGGCGAAGAATAAGGACAAGAACTTACAGAAGGAGATTGCGGACCTGATAGATTGGGACGACTTCCGCGACAACATAAAGAAGATAGACAACCCTATCTCGAAAGTTAATGTGTACCTCGGCATACTCCCATATGTGCTTCCAAAGCTGCAAAGTGTGTCACAGGACATCACCACCACGCAGAAGGACGCCATGGGACAGTTGCTTGAATCGTTGAGCGCGATAGATAAAGACTGATGTCATGAAGAAGGATATAGCATTCGGTGGTGTGACCCGCATCCCTGGGGGAGCGTTGAGCAGCGACGGTGACCTGATGACCGCCGTTGATGTGTGCAATGACGGCATGGGCCTTGAGATGCTTGAGAAACCAGAGCTGCTGTTTGGGCTCGAGGACGGCGAGGAACTGCTGTGCGTGCATGACCCCGAGGGAGACGAGAAGCACTACATCACGCAGATGGTGGTGGCAGGCGGGGATGCCCCCGCCGAGGAAGATGGCGACAGCTCTGGAGGGGCATCGGTGGAGCCCGACACTCCTGAAGAGACAGTGCCGGTGAGTGATGACCCCGCAGAAATCATAGACCCATATATAGAGCCTGTGGTGCCATCGGGCGACCCTGCTGGACAAGACGAGGAGAGCGCCTCGGCCGACGTGGTCCCATACCAGCCACCTTCGGGTGACGAGCTCGTGGTGATCGAGACCGTGATAGCGGGGGAAACGACACGCCACATAGACAACGGCGGCACTGTGGTGAACCCTCCAGGAGGTGGCGGCGGCACGGTAGACCCACCAGAGGAGTCAGGCGTGTTCCTGATTTTCCGTGACAAGGACGGCAACATGAAGCAGCACATAGACATCACGGCGTATGGTAAAGTGACGGCGGTGCAGCCCATGGGCAACACCCTCGTGTGCAACCATGCCGGCACCGCAGAGAATGCCGCAGCGGTGCGCTACTACCTGTTCAAGCTTGACAAGGGCCTGTACTCTCCCCTGGGGAGCGCTCCCCCTATGGTAGACATCAGGTTCGGGTTGCAGAGCACCTGGGAGTACTACCCGAAGACCAAGAGCACGTTTGACGGCTCGGAGTACAAGACATATGGTGGCGTGAGCATTGACAGATGGTTCTATACCGACACCGTGCCGGTGTGGTGGGCCAGAAAAGCGTCGGAGGCCTATGTGCCGCCCTATGACCTTGCGGTAAACGCCACGCACGGCAGCGATGACTCGGGTTATCACTACAACGCGAGTGAAGAGGAGGTGACATCCACCACCCGCCGCATGGAGCACTTCCAGACGACCTACAGCGTGGAAGGTGTGGTGAGCCCCGACAACAAGACCGACGTGGCGGGTGCGAAGATAGATTGGACAACAAGGGTGCTGGGCAGCTACAACAAGTTCATCGCCGAGCAGCACAAGGAGAACAAGTTCGTGTTCCCCTTCTATGTGCGCTATGCCTACGAGCTTTATGACGGAAGCCTGATAATGCACTCCTACCCTGTGCTGATGATTCCCAACTCAAGAGGCCCCATCTTCGCCCTCGATGGGCGGTATGGGCTATTTGCCGACATGAATGACAACAACCAAACATACGAGAAAGTGCGCCTGTACTTCAGGGGCCGCACCTACGGCTTCGCCAGCACACTGATGCACAAAATAGCGGCGCTGACGACCGAAGAGCAGGAGCGCCTTGAGAACTGGAAAGACCTGATAAGGGGCATCGCAATATATGTCACTCCACCCATCTACAACTACAACCAGGGCGGACAGGTGCTTGGCTGGCACTCGATGCACTCGGCCGACCCCGCCAACAATAACGAAGACCCCTGGGAGAAGCACTACACCGTGGGGAAGGTGGTGGATGCCAACGGCACCCGCCTGACCTCGGGCGAGACGAAGATGGACTACGCCTTCGCCCACTGGCTCACCAATGACACCTTCGTGCCGTGGGACAGCACCTCACAGCACAAGGCCCCAGGCTACTGCATGACGGTGCCGATGAAGGAAGACAAAGAGGTGCTGGAGTTGCATGAGAGTGCTGGGCAATTCTTCAAACTCGCGGAGATAGAATATGACAAACTCATAGAGATGACCCGCAACGGCACCACTGACGGCAAAGTGGAGATAGGCAAGCGGAAGCTAATGTCCATCGCCAGTCAGGACCAGATGCAGGATGACAATGGGAGCCACGACACGAAGAGCGCAGAGGTGCTGTATGGCTACAACAGGCGGCTGAACATGGCTGGCGTGGAAAAGGTGCTGCACTCACCAATAGCCCTGGAGAGCCAGTGGGCTCACGACTATAACCTCGACAACCACGGCAAGATGTATCAGGAGATAGTGAGTGTGGCGAATGGCGGCCGAACCGCGACGCTGCGCACCACCGGCAACAACATGGCGGTGTCATCGCCAAAATACCTGTTCTACCCCAACACCTATGCCCGCGAGATAGTGCTGGTGAAGGACGGCACCACACTGAAATACAGGTTCAAGCTCAAGGAGCACAAGGCGCTTAACGGCATGTTCTGGTTGGGCGACTTCATGAACAGTGCAGACTGCATCAACGACAGCCTGCTGACAGGAAGCGCGGCGGCGGCGATAGACGTGAGTGGCGGCGAGGAGAATAAGAGCGTGGACGAGAGCAACAAGATATACACGAGCGAGACCGACAACCCCTTCGTGATACCCTTCGGGAACATCAACATTGCGGGCGGTGGTGAGGTGCGTGCCCTGTGCAGCGCAACGCAGGCGATGAGCCAGGGGCAGTTCGGCCAGCACCCGCTTTACTGCTTCACGAGCGAAGGAGTATGGGCTCTAACGGTGAACGACACAGGCGGCTGGGCAACGATACAGCCTGTGACAAGAGACGTTATCAGTGAGCAGACAAAGCCCCTGTCGCTTGACAGCACCGTGGTTTTCCTCACTGAACGAGGCCTGCTTCAACTCGCAGGCTCGGACGTGAAGGTGCTCAGTGACGTGCTGCAAAACGCTGACCCGCTCACAGGACTGAATAAATTGACGGCACTGTGTGACGCGACAGGCAACGAGGGCCTGCTCGGCATCGCCACGGCACTCGCAGAGGGCAAGTTTGGCGAAAAGGCATGGCTCGGCTACGATTACGACAACGCGCGCATATATGTCACTCCATGGGACGACGGCAAGACCTACGGCACCCACGGAAGCTGGGTGTATAACCTCAAGAGCGGACTGTGGACGCAGGCGAGCACCACAATAGACCGACAAGTGCCTACATATCCCGAGCTTGAGACGCAGAGTGACGGCAAAGTGGTGAGAATAAGCGTAGACAGGGCCGTACAGGGCAATTTGCGCGAGAAAGGCCTGGTTATATCACGCCCGATTAAACTCGCTGATATGGGGCTTTTAAAGCGTTGGCGCGAGATTGCTGTGAGAGGCCGCTTCAAACCTTATTCAACCGCTGTGCAGGTGGCGTTGTGGGGTACTCGTGACTGGATTGATCTTGCCCTTGTGGCGAGCTCGACACGCAACAGGCTGACGCGCTGGAGCGGGAGTCCCTACTTTGGCCACTCGGTGGGCCTATTCCTCACGCGCCCAGACTACGCCATGCAGGTGGCGGGGATGGACGTGGAGGTGGACGCAGAACACGACAACAAACTACGATAACAGTTGCATATTAGTTCTTTAACCAAAAAAGAAAGGAGGCTTTGATTCTACACATTTTTTGGAGGCGCGGCGGGGCTTGTGAAAGTGCCGCCGTTTTTTTGTTTATTGGGAAGAAATGTATACCTTTGTAGTGTAATTTTTAGATAGTGCCCCGGTTGGGCACAAAAAAAGGACGACCTGTGAAGGCCGTCCTTTCTTATGGGCAGATGTCATTTCCATTTGACCGACAACCGGCATCCAAGTCCGTCAACGATGCGGACAATGTTCTCAAGTGACACGTTGCCGCCGTTCTCAAGCCGCAGCACTGATGGGTGGCTCATCCCTGCCTTTTCGGCGAGTTTGCGGGCGCCCCACCCTTTTTGCTGGCGTCGCTCTCGTATGAGCGCGCCGAACTCTTCCATTGCTTTCTTTATTTCCTCTTCGTTCATGGGATAATTATTTTTGCGCCGAGCGCGTTAAGTAACTTGTTTGCCACATCAATAGTGGGCGAGAAGCGCCCTGCTTCGATGTTGACGACTGTTGACTTGCTGACCCCTGCGAGTTCAGCGAGTTGTCTCACGGTGTAGCCTTTGGCGCGCCTGTGCTGTGCTATCTCATTGCCGATGCGCACCCTTGTTCGGTAAGGCTCGTCAAGCACGATGTCGTAGAGCGGGGTGATAGAGCCTACCTGTAAGTAGGCGTTGTTCTGTTCGTCCACCCACACGGCCTTACCGTAAGACGATGTGGGGTGTTCGGTAGTGGAGTGGACTTTGATTTCCTCTCCTGTGGATTTGATGATTAGTGTTGCTGTCATAGTAATGTCAAATCTTCGCTAAAACATATAGTAAGTTCGCCGTTAGGAGTTTCGTAGATTGCATCAATATTATACTTGTCTGCATCGGCAAGGTCAAGTTTGACTGCGGCATTGGTATAGTCTCTTGCGGGTATCAGGCCGTAGGACTTGATAGTTTGCGCCACATCTTCGATACATGGCTCTTCTTCACAGATGAATGGGTCGCCGTTGTAGGTTGCTATACTATTGTAAACCTTTTGTTTAAGACTAACGAAGATAGCTTCATCTAAATACTCCTCAAGGATTTCGGCGTGACGGCGGTTTGCTTCATATGCCTTGTTTCCTGTTATCTCTCCCTCGCTGTTGACGTGGAACGTCTCGCCGTATTCTTCCATAGTCTGCTCAAGAGCATCTTGCACCATGTTGTTGAGTTCGTCTAACAGGTCGTTCTCTCTTGCCTTTTGCTCAAGGCGAATGTAATCGGTTGTGTACATAGTTGTAAATGTTTAGAGTGTTCTACGATAGGTGTTGATGTCAATGTAGCGAATGCCTGTACGGCGCGTTTTGCGGTAGTTGTAGTCCATGAACTTGCCTTGGCTATGGGCATACCAACCAAAGCGACTTGCGCCCCTGTCGGTAGCGTGTTTCAAGAGCAGCTGCCTTGTATATCTGGGCATTTCAACCACCTCAAAGACATGGATGCAATAGTTGCCTTCGTTGAGGTCGCGGAAATACTTGCTCTTGTTACCTCTTACTTTGATTGGGAAATCTTTCCCAAGTGGATAAATCTCAAAAGTTGTCATAGTTCTGTTGCGGAATTTAGCGAGTTGCCCCCTCGCGAATTTGTTTGCAAAGATAGTGAAAGTTTTGAATGTACCAAAAGATTGGTACGGAAATTTTGTAGAGTGGGACAGGCTCGCCCTGTCCTTGCGCAGTCGTTAGATTAGTGAATGAAATAAAGCCAATAGCCATCAATGTTGATTGTTTGGTCGTTGAGTGCATCGCTTAACTCCTCAAGGGTTAAAACTTGTGTCTCGTGTTCCTCGCCTCTCATAGCAAGTCCGTACAATTCGTACTCGTTCATTCGGTCAAGATTGTACCTGTCGTACTTGTCAATGTCGAATAATAATGCTTTTGCCGCTTTCATAATGTTGTAATTTTTAGATAAATAATTAAGTTGATTAACTCATTGTGGGGAGTGTTGGTATCGCTCCAACTGCGGTCATTCCTACTCCCCTGTGCCGTTATGCCACGGCTTTCAACAAGTGCATGTTGTCGTTGCACAGGGCAACAATCTCGTTGTGCTTGTCGGTATACTTGTTGCACACGCCACGCGACTGCATGACTTTGTAATGCTTGGTGTCAATCTCAATGGTCTCAAGACGCGCCCCTGTGTGCTTGTCGCGGGCAAACAATATGAGGGTGTCGGCCTCTTTGTAGTACTCGTTCGCGAAGACGCAATGGTGCATGTGCTTGCCCTCAAGGCGTATGTCCTCAACAGACTGGGCGACCTTAATCTCAATGTCCTCGTTGCCGAAATAGACAGAGAGGTATTTCTCATGCAACTTGCGGTAAATCTCTTCGTACCGCTTTGCCTTTTCTTTGTCGGCCTTTTCCTTTAACTTCGCCTTTGCTCGCTCCAAGCGGGCAGTTGTGCGCGTGTGCGCCTGTGACAGGTCGGACGGGCAGACGTAATGGGCGTTGTGGGTGTCAAGTCCTAACGCCTCTAAGTCGCGGATGTAGTCGCACCACTCATCGGCATTCTGCACGATGTAGTTGTTGCGGTTGCAGATGCGCACCGCATGAAGCGGTATGTCACTGCGGTATCCTCGGACGTGCCTTGCTACCAATGAGTGTTGCCCTGTCTTGAGGAGTTCCTCGGTGATGGGGTCGGTGAGCAGATGGGTGTAAAGCGACACAGGCGATGCGCCAATGTCCTTGCGGGTCGCTCCCTTGGTTCTAAGCACAGGGAGCAATGACTCCCATCGGTTGTACTGCGAGTAGATGTCATACTTGCCCCAACTCCTTGTATAGGGCGCGGGGTCGTGCTTGATGCTCATGGGAACTGAAAACACCCAAATATCGTAATACCATGAGTGCATATTGACAGGGCGCGCCATGATGGTGCGTTGCCCCTTTTCGTTTATCCACACCTGTACCGCCTCGTTGACTTGGTATTGTGTGGGTTTGCCCTTGCGGGCGGTGCGCCACACAACGAAATGGCGTGCCACTTGATAACCTCTAAACGTGGTGTGGATGGTGGCGTAGTCCTTGCGGTCTTCGGTCGTGTAACGCGCGCTCTTGATGGTGTCAAACTGGCGCCCGCAATGTGGACACGTTGTTGCCCCTGTCTCCATCACTCCACCACAGGACACACACCATTGTTGGTGCTTGGTGTGGTAGGCGGTGGCGGGGTTGGCGTTTCTCTTTAGTGCTCGCTCCTGTGTCTGTGTCAGGGCGGGCAAAAGAGGTGACAAGCTCGCCACTTCTTTCTCTGTTCTTGTCCTTGGTCTCATGGCGCAATCAACTGAATGGGTCAAACTCTGCGAAATCGGCAAATAAGTCCATTTGCTTGCTCTCTACAGGCTTTTTCGCCTTTGGTTGGGTTGTCGCCTTGGTGGGGGCAGCAGGCTTCGTTACAACGGCTTTCTTGGGCGCGGGTTGTGCCTTGGGCGCGGTCTTCTTGGGTTGCGCCTTGGCGGTCTTGTTGGTGTCCTCGGGTTTCTCCAACTTGGTGTTAACGATGGTGCGCACATTCTTTACCTCTTTGAGGTCTTCCTGTGGCAACTCGGTTGCCTCGTAGTAGGTAACCGCCATGCCAAAAATCTCTGAGTCATCAAAACCGATGCGGTCGGTTTTGCGTACTTGGTTGAGGATGTAATAGCAACACTCCTCAACTGATTTGTCGGGGTTGTGGTACTTGAGAGCAAACTGCTCATCGTGCTTTGCGAGCGCGTCAAGATAGGCGCGGATTGCGATTTGGAAAATGTCATCTGTCATAATGGTTCTACGGAATTTTAGGTGTTGCCCCCACCTCTATAGTTAGAAAAATAATTGTGGGTGCGGGAGTCGCGAACTCCCTGTCGGCTGAACCGAAGCACCCTGCGCCCTAAAGGGCAATAGTGAGTTGTGTTGGCTCGTTGGTTAACAACGGCGCGAAATCAAAAAGCCAACCACGGAGCAGCACGCCTGTAGTGCCGTGCGCTATGTGGTTCTTGATGTAAGCGGTATCGCGCTTGCTCGGTCGCTTGCCGTTCTCCCACAGGGCGAAACACAAGCGGTAAATGTCGGTATCACGCAACGTGTCAAGGCTCGGCACGTTGTCAGAATATTGAACTACTCTCATAGCGGTAAGGATTATGCGCCAAAACCTAACGCGGTTGCTACCTCTTTGCCCCTCTTCTTGCTGAAAATCCAGCCTGCGCCACATTTTAGTTTGGGGTTGAATCGGCCACCCAATTTCTTGAGTTGCGCTTTGTGTGCCTTGGTGTCGCCCACGATGGCGAAAGCCTTTTCGCTATAGTCCACGAAGCGAAGCACAGGCTTCTCGGTGGTACGTTGCGCCGTCTCGGTCTCGGCGTGGAGATCTCCACCCTCGCCCCCGTCCTCGGTGGCTACAGGGGTGGCGTGGTCGCTTAAACGCGCCTTGCCTGTCTCCTTTAACTCGGTAAATAACCCCTCTACATTGACCTTTTGAATCGTTGCTTTACTCATAGTTCGTTTGCAGAATTTTTCGTGTTGCCCCCACGTTTAAAAGTTATTGCTACCCTCGCCCTGTGTGTAGGGCGAGACGCTCACGGCTTAAAGCCTGTTTTACATCGCCGTGACGATGAAGGGTTAATCTTCAATTGCGATAGGCGAATCCTCTGCACCACACATTTTTGCACCATCTGCAAGTTTTTGTATCTCATCAATAGTCGTTTTATACAATACAATAGTGTGGGAAGTATCACAGGTATAACGAACAAAGAACGAGTGGCGTGTAATGGTTAAATACCTTACCATTGCCAAAAAGTCATTGTAATAAGTGTATTTAACTTGATAGCCTTTTGTTTCCATAGTCGTAAATGTTAGAATGTTAAGTAATCTGCTTCAACTCTAATAGGGAATTCCGTACCCCACATTTTTGCGCCCCGTGCGATTTTGTCGGCTTTGGTCTCATCAATGCCATCAATCATTATTCGCTCGGTGTCTCCATCATAGAAGAATGAAATTTGCATAGTAAGTAAATGCTTTACTAATGCTCTGCGGTCTTGCATTGAACTCGCAATGAAATAAAATACAATGTCCATAATCGTAATTTTTTAGATAGTTATTAATTAGGTTGGTTGTAATTGAGTTGTGGCGGGCGGTGTCGCTCCACCTTACAGGGTCTGCCCTCGCCACATTGGGGGTTATTGTAACTCCTTAACTTTGATATAAAAATGGTGCGTGTTGCTTTTGGTCTCTATCCTGTAGCAATTTTCCATTTCCTCGCGCCCTTCCTTGAATGTCGGCAATTGCCTGTATTCTTCAATGATTTTGTTATAGGCTTCTTTGGCTTTCTTTGCGCTGCTATATGCGCCCACAATGGTAGTATATTCGCAACTTACATATTTAGCCAAATGCATCAATATGTGAACTCGTTTTATAGCCATATTTTAGGGGTTGTTTAATATATTATTATCTACTCGCAGAACTGAATCTACACTATCACAAGCGAACATAAAATCGTCCGTCTCGCTCCATGCGTCGTCCCAAACAACGTCAAGTTGCTTGGTTGTCATGTTGTAGTAGTCGTAGCCGTTGGCAATACACCACGCCCTGAAGCGAGGTTCAAGCATCTCTAACTTTTGGTCGCGGTTGTGGTCTCGTTGGGATTGTATGCCCGCTACTAATGACGGCACACAGGGCGTGAGTAACGCCACAAGTAAAATTAATTTCTTCATGATTGTAATTTTTAGATATTAATAATATTAGGGGGATTGCTCCCCCTGTGTGGTTAGTCCTCGTCTTGCTCTAACTCGTCTAACACTTGAGCTAAGCATTGACCCAACAGGTAACAACGTATTGTTACATCACAGGCCTCTGCGCCAATCTTAAGCACGTCTATTTCCCCGCCAAACTCATCGCTTGCCTCTGCAAGTAAATCTAAATTGTGGCAAAGATTCTCTTCTGCTTGGTAGGCGCTAAACGTGTAGCTACCACTCGCGTTTCCTGTAACTGAATCACTAACAAACAGGTCGTCATAAAGTTCTTGGCATAAGTCCTCTTTGTTGTCGCTTGTAACTTTGATGTCGTTCTCGTTAATGTAGTCGCGAATGTCATTACTAACGGCTTTGTAATAATTATATTTACTCATAATAATTGTGCTGAATTTTAAGTGTTGCCACCACTTTTAAAGTGAATAAAAAAGTAGTGGGTGTTGCGGTCTCGCTCCGCTCGTCTGCCGTTAGCAGATACACCCAAAATAATTTGGTTGTCGGTCGGTTGCTTAACAAGCTATGTCCGTTGCCCGCTTAACGACTTATCGGCTGCTCGTGAGCCGTGCGCTCGAAGCGAAAATCGCCCCCTCATGCTATGTCCAAAAGGCGCATTGCTAAACGATTTCGCTGCAAAGTTAGTGGTATTTTCGGTAATACCAAAACTTTTTGCCAAAAAAATGCACTTTTTTTGAAAAAAATTTTCGCCACCTTATTATAAAAGAAAATGAAAATGACCGAAATGACCAGAATCTAAATGCCAATGCGCTGTAAACCACCGATTTAATTAAGGAAATTTTTCCGTAATTAGAAAAAATGTTGAAGTGGAAGAAAAATGTGGGGGTGACAACATGGCCAAAACCTTTCTAGCGGGGTGGGTGTGCAACAAAATTGCCCACGTTTTGTTTGGAATCGTTCCAAATAAGGGGTGTGCCGTACGTTTGACAAATGACCGATTCACAGGTATTTAAGCACCAAGGAATAATATTTTATGCGCCAAATAGAATAAATTAAGCGCCAAGATAATTAATCACGCGTATAGATCTAGAGATTTAAACGCATAGAAGTACAATTATACGCGTATAGATTAATATATATAAGCGCAAATATATTATCATTTAGCGCCGTTCTCGGTGGCAATGCTACCCATTTGCTACCGACCTATCGACAGGCGAGGCACAACCGACTAAAGAACAGGTGGTTAAGTGCCGTTATTGCAAATAGTGACCCTATTAACAACCCCATGCGAGGTAATTATTTTGTCGCCGTCGGCCCTGTGATTTTTTTTGTGGTGCTATCCCCCATCCGCCACCGCCACCGCCACGGCGTGCCGTGATTCCCTGTGGCGCACCGACCCACCGCCAGCCGTGGCGAGCCGACCCCCGACCACGCACCCACCCCGAGGGCGAGGGCAAGGCGCCGAAAGGAACTCCATATCCTCCGCGCGCGAGGACCCGGCTTTGGCCTCTTTTGCACTCCCTTACCATTTTTTTGTTCATTGCTTTCAGGGTCGGTCATGGTTACCTATACTTTTTGGGACTCCTGGCATCTCTTGGATTTCCGTGGCGCATATAAATTTTTGATTAGCGCCGTGCATTTGAGGTAGATTAGGGTACCCATAGATAGTACCCTTTTTACGCGCGTCAGACGAAATTCAGTTTACTGCCGTTGTGTTCATGTGCGTAGAACGCTCGATTTGCCGTCTCTCGTTCGTTCTGCGGGCATTTCTCCCCTCCGCTGATAACTTCTTCATCTTTGTTCCAAAACTCGCTTATATCGCCTTATTTGAAGTTTGTTGGATTCAGGTACTTTTTAGGAGTCCCAGAGTCATGGATTATTTCATTGGCGCAAAAAAATAAAAAATCTTCCTTTCTTTCTTTGGAGTATAGATATATATAAGATTATTTGAGTATACTGAGTATACGTAGTATACGAAGTATACGAGAATAAGATTATATATAGATATACTCTTTCTTATATGGTATCTCTAATGAAGTGAGTAATGTATAACCTTTAGGTTATATATTACGAACGTAATGGGTGTGTCATTTTAGTGACATACCCTATGTAACTCCAGTGACATACCTATGCTATTTTGCTTACATACCTATGTCGTTTTATTGACATACCTATGTAAGTGGAGTGACATACCCCATTTAGGTAGTATAGTGGTGTTCCGTTTTTCTTTACGGCGTTATAGTCTTTGAAAGTTCGTTGGTTGCAGAAGGTGTGCGGATTATAAATATTACCTTTGGCGAGATATTAACTTGAATAGAAACAGATATGGGATTATTTTCAGATATAGCTGGTGTCGCTACTGCGGGCATAGGTGCTGGTCTTTCTGCATTAGGCGGTGCTCGTGCTGCTCGTCAGAAGCGTCGTGAGTTGGCGAAGCGAGAGGCGGACAACAATGCGTGGTATGACCAGAGGTATAACGAGTTGGGCACGGAGCGTGCCGATGCGCAGGCGGCGTTGAGTGCCATGCGTGCGGCGCAGGCACAGAGGATGAGTTCGGCGCGTGGTGCTTCGGCTGTTATGGGTGCGAGTGCGGGTTCTGTCGTCGCTGAGAAGAACGCCGCCAACCAGGCGATGGGTCAGACCATCGGGCAGATAAACGCCAACAACGAGAATAACAAGATGGCGATAGAGAACACCTACCTTCAGAAGAAGGACGACATATCGAACCAGCGTTTGAACATGTACGAGCAGCAGGCGCAGAACCTTGCGCAGGCTGGTTCACAGTTAAGTTCATTGGGCGCAGGCATGATGGGCAAGGTCCTGTCTGGCAAAAAAAGCACTTAATTGATTATGTCACTTGAGCAGAAGAGGAGATACCGTGCTGACGGCACGTTGATAGACGAGAAGGGCGACCGTTCTGTGGTGGATGACGTCGCCGTCGAGGAGCAGGGCGGGTTATCCGTTCCGAAGAAGAGCATACCTCCCACACGAGAGCAGCAGGCTCGTCCTGTTGTTCAGCCGCAGGTAGTGCAGGCACCTTCCGTAGATAACACGGCGGTACAGCCCACGCAGGTTGTCGCTCAGCCCCAGCCTGTGAACGTGGCGCCTGTAGAGACCGCACCGCAGAATGTTGGGGGCGCAACTTTGCCACAGCCACCAGCGCAGGCGAGCGTTCCAGCGGCGTCCGTTGATGGTGGCAGTACCGGGAGCGCCACACAGGGTGGTGTTGTCCAGGGCGCTGCACCAGAGGTGGCAAGTGATGCCAATGCGTCATCGGTCCCCACACCACAGGCGCAGAACGTAGAGCAGCAGACGGCCACAACGGAAGAGACACCAAAGGCGCCTCTATTCAAGAGCGACCCTGCGTTGCAGAAGCAGTACGAGACCGAGGTCAACAGCTGGGGGCTCAACGGCAACGTCGACATGTACAACCGCCCCATGGTCAGCGGCAGGGATATGCGCAAGATGGGGTGGCGTGACTTTGGCAGTCCAGAGGCACAGGCAAGCACAGCGACCATCTACACAAGCAGATGGTCGTACAAAGGTGGCGGTAGGAACCATGATTTGGTCGTGACCCCCATTGCTGCTAACGGCAGGGTGCTCAGCCCCGAGAAACTTGAGGAGTACGTGGACTACCTTATAGCCAACGGCAAGACCCCTGAGGGCATCATAGCTCTCGACAAGAGGAAAGGGAATCTTCTTGTGGGCGTAGACCTTCCCGAAGACATCGAAGGAAAGATACATCAGGCGCACGAGAAGTACTACCTTGGCGGTGGCCAGCCTGAGAATGGTAAAAATACCACAAGCGCAGGCGCAACCCAGCCACATGAATACAGTGGGGTAAAGAGTGCTAACGACCTCAACAACCTCAGCGACGAGGCGCTGCAGAAGCTGTACACCGTCAACTCCGGCAAGGAAGGCTCCAATGCCAGGCTCGTGGCCGACAAGACCGCCGAGATATTGGGTCAGCGTGGGAAGGCTCCACAGGGTGATGTGAGGTTGCAGAGCCCATTCGACAACAAGACCTCGATAAACAAGTTGGCGTTAGACCCCAACGCAGGCACAGCGCCAAAACAGACATTACCAGAACAGGAGGAAGAGAAAGAAGAAGCGACCTCCACCCCATCGGCAGAAGACGTACAGCGTAACATCGACATCCTTGAGCAGCTCATCAACGACAAAGATTCCACAGAGACCGCGAAAAAGGAAGCGGAGCAGCGTCTTGCCGAGTGGAAGAAGGTTGCTGAGAGTATGCCCCAAAAGACGGCATCGCGGAGCGGGCTGAAGGATGACGACAAGCTCCATGACGGCATCACTGTGAAGGACTACAAGGAGATGCACAAGGGCTCGTCGAAGGAGACAATCAAGATGATCCTCGACGCGACGAGGGGGCTTGACGGTTACGAAAACGACATAAAGGTGCTTGAGGACCTTTACCGGGAGAAAGGCGGTGTCCTTGAGCCACCGAAGAAAGCCGAGGCCCCGGAGGCGAAACTCGAGGACATGCCCAACTACAAAGACGCGATAGCCGACAGGGACAAGAAGCAGGCAGAGCTTAATGCCGTCCTCAACAACAAAGGGTCGTACAGGGCTCTAGCTATTGAAGAGCGTGACAAGTGGAGAAAAGAAGAAGGCCTGACCGAAGAAGACGAGAAGCGCATCGAGAAGCGTCATAGGACCCAGCGCATCATCGCCAACATCGGCGACATCCTCCAGGGTTTCGCCAATCTCGCAGGCACATGGTATGGCGCAAACAGCTCAAAGCTAACATCCTTGAGTGGTGCAGTGGGCGAGGCGCAGAAAGAGGAGCGGACAGCACGCGAGAAGCGCAGGGAGAAATTAGAGAAGAACTACCAAGACCTTTTGGCGCAGCTCAAGAAAGACGGTGACACCGACATCGCCCAGCGCGTCGCCGCGTTGAAGGCCGCCAACGACCGTCTCAACAAGATTTCCGACAACTTCTACACAGAGCAGAACAAGTCGAGAAACAGAAAGAAAGAGCAAGAGCATGCCACCGAAGAATACGGAAAGCGACAGACCAAGCTTACTGAAGAGAGCGGCAAGCGCGCCGAGAAGACGACCCAGGAGAGGATAAAGCAGCAGAACAATCAGGGCAAGATCAAGCAGGCAGAGGTTGCCGCGAGAGGTGCAAACGCTGTCCATTTGGCCAAGGTCAGAGGTGAAGAGCAGAGAAAGACCGCCTCTTACAGAAAAGCCCTTGGCGGCACAGGTAAAGGCTCAAAGAAAGGCAAGAGTGGCGGCAAGCGCAAGAGCAAAGGCACAGTTCACGGATAAGACAACAGCAAAAGAATAGAATCAATATGGCAGACATAGAAAAAATCCAGCAGACAGAGGATTTAGTAGACAAGAAGAAGGCAGATGCCGAGCAGGTGTATAACCAGGCGAATGACGTCAGCGGAGACTCATGGGCCGACGAGCTCATGAGTGATGATGTCCGTAAGCAACCCAAGGCACCAAAGAAGGTGCAGTCTGCGCCGAAGGGTACAGGCGACACATGGGCCGATGCTATGATGTCGGACGACGTGCGTAACGTCAAGCAACCTGTAAATGTGGAGCAGCCTGTTGAGCAGAACACCCCACCTGCCCCTGTGCAGCAGGTGGAGAATGTCGACAATAACCTGTACAAAGGAGAAGACCTTGGACAGATAACTGTCACTTACGACAAGAGCACCAACAAGCAGAGCACGTCTGTTGAGCGACCCGCAGCACAGCCGCAGAGCCTCGTCGACTACACCAAAGCTCCAGAGTGGAGAGGCGAGCCAGACTCATGGAGGTACACCAGGACCATCAAGACCTACGACGAGGGTCACCCCCTCGCCCAGGCGGCACGTCATGCGAAGCAGTATGGCTCCCTCTTGAGTGCGGATGAGTTGTCTGCCGTATATGCAAACAAGGATTGGGATGACCTCAACCGTCAGTCACAGGAGCTGATGAGGGACAATCCTTCAAAGCAGAACACCCCGCAGTTCGAGCATGACGCACAACTTCTCTCGGCAATCCACAATCAGATGGTTGCGCTGGAGTACAACTTCGCCGACAGAAACGACATGTACCGCAACATCGGGCAGAAGAACTACCGGATGTTCCTTGAGCCGATGCGCAAGGGAAACAAATACACGGAGTTCTATGAGAACCTGTACAACAGCGGCGCGAACCTCAGAAACTCCAATCCCCTGCTCCTGGATCTCCCCGACAAGGTAGAGGCACAAAAGGCAGCAGACGAGAAGGCTGGCAAGAAAAAGCCCGACAACTACTACTTCAACATGGCGCTCAAGGACAAGGACTTCAAGGAGCGTTACCATGCGTGGTCGTTCTTCGGTTCCATACAGGACAACATGGGCTGGAACGAGTACAAGAACCTCGGTGCCAAGGTCAGCGACCTGCGTAAAGAACGCTACAAGGAAGAGTCAGCGAAGCGATTCGCCGAAAGTTCACTGTATGCCCCTGTATCTGCCCTGCTCGACAACAGCGTTGCTCAAGCCGTAATGGCGGTAGGTAATGCATATGACGTCATTAAAGGTCAGCCGTTGAGAAGTGAATCCGTAAACGATTTGCTTCAGCGCTCCATGAAGTATGCAGGCGAAGGCAATAACGTCACCCGTGGCGTGTTGTCCTTCATCCCAGAGGCTGTGTCAATAATGCCTGTGACGGGAGTAGCCGCGACGAAGACCGTCGGCGCATTGTCTAAAGTCTTCACATTCACACCCCGAGCCATGAAGATAACCACAGGCGGTTTGTCGTTCATGGGCTTTGAGATGGCGAAGTCTGCCCTCGGTTCATGGTCGCAGGGTAGAGAGATTGACTGGGCAGAGATGGCAGGCAATAGTGCGAAGGGTTTCCTTTTAGGTGCAGGTGGCTCGCTCATCAGCGAAGGTGTTGCAGGCGTCAAGCCAAACATAAACAGCACAGTTGCCAACTACGCCATACAGGGCGCAGGCAAGGTTGCTGAGACAGGGCTGTTCGCAAGCACCGAGATGGCGATGGCGTACCTCGGCAACGATAAGGAAGCCACTTGGACTTCAAGTCTGCTCAACAACGGCGCCCTTATCATAAGCATGGCAATCGGTCATGGCATCGGGAACGGATTTGGGTTCAAGAGCCGCATCGGCAACGCTACGATAGAGAAAGTCCGCAAGGCGGGGTACAACACCCTTGCCAACGAGATGGCGAAACACACACAGGCTGTGGAGCGCGGGGCTATGCCCAAGGGATATTCCCAAGCCGCTATAGAGGAGATGCAGTCCATGCAGCAGAACATGGGCAGCAACGGTCTCTCTTGGAGTGACTATGCAGAGGTGCTGAAGCCCACTAACTCCAAAATGACCAAGCCTGGCACCAACTCGATAGAGAAAGTTGAAGATGGCAAAGGTTACCGAATCGTCAGTTACGACGTGAACGGCGTGGAGATAGAGCGCAGCAAGGTCTATGACGAGTGGGATGTCGACAAAGAGCTCGCCAAGCGTCAGCGTGCGGTTGAGAAGAAGCGCGAGGAAGCCAACGTCAAGTCCTTCGACCTCATGCGTGACAGCACCATCAAGGCAAAGGCGGCACGTTCCGTAGCAGACAGGATTAACTTTGACGATGGAAAGTCGGTATACAACGGCGACGGTACCGTGAATGAGGCCTTTGACGGCATTACTGCTGACGATGTTCTCTATGCCTACGAGGTGCTGAGTGAAAAGCCAGCGGAGCAGCGTAGCAGTGATGAGGCGAGAGTCGTGGCGCTTTTCGACGAAGCCGTAAGAGACTACGGAGCAGAGATGCCCGACAGCAACGCCGTCAAGAAGACACTCTGTGAGCGTTACGGAATTGAAGAGAGTGCCTTTGACGCAGCGTGGAAGGCAGACGCCAAAGACCGAAAGGGTAGAGAGGCAGAAATCTGCGCCACATATAACTCTATCATGTCGCGCCCATACGAAGTGGCGTTAAATGGTGGAGAGGCAGGCACGGTCGACGGCCGTCAGGTGTCGATAAAGAGCGCCGTAAAGACAGATGCAGAAGGGATGCCGCTTAATCCGAACCAGAGAGTCTACTACGACGACGGCACAGGAGTCAAGGTAACAACGGCCGAGCATGTACTGATGGAGCCTACAGTGGAAGACCCAGGCACCCTTGGTGACAGGATTGCCAATGAGAATTTGAGAAAGGCGCTTGAGGCGAAGAAAGAGGCGTTGAAGTCTATGTTTGCC